CCTCAAAAATTCTCCGGGGGGATATTTCCGGGGGTGTCTGACTACTTTTACCTCCGGATTGTGACGGGGGTACCAAGACTATTTCCATGGGTCTTCATCAGCCCTTCTCCTTTCAAGAGTGCGCGTATCGGTCGGGTCCGAAAAGTGCATTAAAAGTCTTGGTACCTCCATCAAAGTCCGTAGTTACATATTAGAATCGAGTGCAAACATGAAGAAACTAGATGGAAAGTGGCGGGAACATTCTGGACCAGTTACCATCTGGTCTAAGGGATCGGCAGAGCTTATTCCAGATCGTTTGCGTCGCGTCATCACAATTGTAATGCCGATCATCTACCTGCTGTTTTTCCTTTTCGGATTCACAGCAACACTTTCTCCCGTTCCGATTTTTGAAGCGCTCGTTGGAAACCTCTACGGTTCCATCTGGGCCATGCTTATTGCAATTAGCTCGGGCATAAGTTTGGTGGGTCTTATTTACAGACTCCCATTAGAGATCTATAGTGGTATAGTTCTCACGGCACTACTAACAATCTATCCAATCTACATTGTCCTTCTTGTGATTCACGACATATCTCACAACAACTTCTCGCATGTTGGAACGATCTACGCAGCAGCGTTATTTCCTATCATGCCAGGTTGGCGAGTAGTCGACATAGTTCTTGAACTACGTAAAGCAAGGCAACGACAGTTGTACGCCAAATTCGCTTTGGGGGAAGGCGCCACAAATGATCGAACTACTTCACACGATGAAAGAGCTGAGTGAGCAAGAAGCCAACGTCCAGGTCGCCATCGTGACCGGCGTCTTTGCCTTTCTCGGAATCCTCACTGCAGGACTCCTAGCACGAAAGGGCTCTCATCCTAAAACACCATCCGAGGATCCGGATCTAAACCATAAGGGCCCGGAGTCTTTACTCTCAACCTATTCGGGTGAGCAGAACGACTTCATGCGTTTGGTCATACAGGACAGCAAGACCGTTCACGAACGCCTTGATCGATTCGAGGGGATCGTAGAACAGATGAAGAAAGAGCGCACACAATTGATTGGCGCCTTTACCCGTTACATCTCAAAGCTCGTTGACTCATGGGGCAGCGGTGGCAAGATGCCATACCCCGACGACGAGGATTTCAAGATCCTAGAGGAAACTCTTCCCGCTGATTGGAGACGTCGCACTAAGTAACCTAAGGAGGTGATGACCCATGGTGACCTCACGTAAAGAAACATCCCCTGGAGCGAAACGTCCTCCAGCCACAACCGTCGTAGGCCGAGAGAATCAGTTGATTGCTCTTTCCTATGACATGGCTGAGAATCAGCTTCGAGCCGGAACGGCGTCATCACAAGTTATGACTCACTTCCTCAAAATGGGTACCGAACGCGAGCGACTTGAGCGACTCAAGTTGGAACAAGAAACTCTTCTCGCGCAGGCGCGCGTAGAACAACTTGCCTCGGCAGGTCGAATGGAAGCTCTTCAAGAAGAAGCCATCGCCGCTTTCCGAGGGTATCAACCTTCACAGGAGACTGACATTGAGTACGAGGACTAGATCATATTCGGAGATGATTCAATTCTCCACTCTTAAGGATCGGTTCGAATATTTAAGACTCCGAGCATCTGTTGGCGAATCCACCTTCGGTTTCGATCGATGGGTGAACCAGCAATTTTACAGATCAGTAGAGTGGCGAAGGATTCGCGATATTGTGATTGTCCGAGATCTAGGTTGTGATCTAGCTGTTTCGGACTACGCCATATTAACAGGTCGAATCATCATTCACCACATGAATCCAATCCGGCTCTCTGAGCTAGACGAACGTGATCCTGATATTCTAGATCCTGAATACTTGATCACGACTACTCACGATACACATAACGCTATCCACTACGGAGACGAGTCGTTGCTACCGCAGCCATTCGTTGAGAGACGCCCAGGCGACACACGTCTGTGGTAATTGAAAAGGAGAAACTATGTCTGACGACATTCCATCGTGGCTTCGGCCCGCGGAACCAGCTGAACCAGTAGACGCAGCACCAGATCCAGAATTCGCAGCTGAGCCCGTCGAGGCCGGCCCCGAAGAAGTTCCTGAGGATGAGGCTCCCGAGGCCGAAACCCCAGACGAACTCGAAGAAGACACGCTCGAGGACACAGAGGTTGACCCAGGAGAACATCCTGAAGACGACCCAGAGCCCGAAGAGGAAGTTGAACCGGAAGCGCCAGAAGAGGAACCAGCTCCTGAGCAGGAGACCTACACGGTCCTTGAGGGCGAGAAGCTTTCTGTCATCGCATCCAAGCTCAACGTTCCAGGCGGCTGGCCCGCCCTCTACGAAGCGAATCGCGAAGCCCTCGGTGCAAGCCCGAAGGTTCACGCTGGTCAGGTCTTGGTCCTTCCGTAATGGACAGAGACACAGTCGGAGGTTACGAGATTCTCGTCGATCCGATGGACGACCTGCAGTGCGATTCCTGCCAGTAGTTTAACTTGAAGTGGCCCTATTCAAAATGGGATCAGGGCCACTTCTCTAACGTTTTAGGAAAGGAGGCAGCGATGGCTGATGTAACGCCGCCCGAAGTAGATCCGAAAGCTAGCATCCTAATCAGTACAAAGAAAATGCTGCAGATCGCTGCCGACGATGATTCCTTCGACACGGACATCATCCTCCACATCAACTCAGTATTTTCCATCCTCCAACAGATAGGCCTCGGTCTGACCGACGAAGAATTTGTTGTCGAGGATGAAACGCAGCTCTGGGAACAGGCCGTAACGTCGCAGAAGAATCTCAACATGATCAAGTCGTACATGTATTTGAAAGTACGAACCATGTTTGACCCTGCAGCTAGTGGCTTTGTAACCGACTCGTTCGAACGACAAATCAAAGAATTCGAGTGGCGCATCATGGTTGCTGCCTCATCGACTCCAAACATCACTGAAAGCTAGAAGGGAAGCCCATGGCTACAGACGAAGAAGCAATGGAAGATTTCCTAGCACATTTCGGTGTTCTAGGGATGAAGTGGGGTAAGCACCTACCTGGTCGAGAAGCAACTTCTATCCGCCAACCCCGTCGCAAGGAACTGCATCCTGATCATATCGAGAAGCAGAACCTAAAGCGCAACGGTGCAAAGCGACTCAGCACGGCAGAGATCAAGAAAGTTAATGATCGAATCCAGGCAGAGCAGAACTACAAGAAGCTTTCTCCTGGAACTGTGGGTAAAGGTAAGAAGATCATGCTTGGTCTTATTGCTGCTGCGGGTACGGGCGTAACCGTCTACAACATGGTTCAGTCTCCGGCTGGAAAGAAGGCCATCGAGGTTGGCAGTGCTGCCCTCGACCGGATGGATGATGCTATCTGGAAAGCCGTAGTCAACAACATGTACCAGTAATGAAAGGAGGTTAGTGATGAGTCTCTCTAACACGGCCACACCAAGATATTTTGGTGAGTTTCGTGATGCCGTACTCCGAGGCGATATTCCTGTAAACAAGGAAATTTCTGCTGAGATGAACCGCATTGAAGAGCTCATCGCTAACCCCTTCTATTACTACGATAGCAGGGCGATCGATGGGTTCATTGCATATTGTGAAGCTGAGCTAACCCTCACTGATGGTAGCTCGGTCCATCTGCTTGATTCTTTCAAACTGTGGGCAGAAGAACTGCTCGCATGGTTCTATTACGTCGAACGTAGCGTCTACGTACCCTCCAAGAATAATCACGGAGGGCATTACGAGACCAAGCTTATTAAGAAGCGTTTGACGGTCAAGCAGTATCTCATCGTTGCCCGTGGTGCCGCCAAGTCAATGTATGCTTCGTTCATTCAAGCATATTTTCTTAACATCGACACCACGACAACCCATCAAATCACTACCGCTCCAACGATGAAGCAAGCCGAAGAAGTGATGGCTCCGTTCAGAACGGCTATCACGCGCGCGCCAGGACCGCTGTTCAAATATTTGACCGAAGGGTCTCTTCAGAACACAACTGGTAATCGTGCTCTTCGCATGAAGCTGGCATCGACAAAGGTCGGTATTCAGAACTTCCTCACAGACTCTAGGCTTGAGATTCGACCCATGTCGATTAACAAACTTCAGGGTCTGCGACCAAAGATTTCAACAATCGATGAGTGGCTATCCGGTGACGTTCGTGAGGATGTTATTGGTGCCATTGAACAGGGCGCATCTAAGGATGACCAGGATTATCTGATCGTGGCGATTAGCTCTGAGGGAACCGTTCGAAACGGCGCTGGCGATACCATCAAGATGGAGCTCGCTAACATTCTCAAGGGCATTGGTCATCCATCGCCTCACATCTCCATATTCCATTATAAGCTCGATTCAATCGAGGAAGTTAATGATGAAGCGATGTGGCCAAAGGCGAATCCAAATCTTGGCTTCACAGTAACCTATGAAGTCTATCAGCTTGATGTCGAGCGTGCCGAGAACAACCCCTCAGTGCGAAACGATATTCTTGCTAAGCGGTTTGGTATACCCATGGAGGGCTACACATATTTCTTCACTTACGAAGAAACTCTGCCCTTCACCCCTCGTCGTGACGTTCGTTTTCATGGAATGCGATGTGCGATGGGCGCGGACCTTTCTCAAGGTGATGACTTCACAGCTTTCACATTTCTGTTCCCTCTTCCTGATGGATCCTTCGGAGTCAAGACTCGAAGCTATATTTCTCAGAACACCATGCTGAAGCTCCCAGGAGCAATGCGTGCTAAGTACGAGGAATTCATCAATGAAGGAAGCCTCCACGTTCTCGAGGGGGTTACCCTTGACATGATGGAAGTCTATGAGGATCTCGATGCACATATTGAGCGATTCAAGTATGATGTTTGTGCCTTCGGGTATGACCCGTACAATGCTCAAGAGTTCATGCAGCGTTGGCAGAATGAAAACGGTCCCTATGGGATCGAGAAAGTTATTCAGGGAGCCAGAACCGAATCGGTACCTCTCGGTGAGCTTAAGAAACTGAGCGAGAATCGAATGCTTATATTCGATGAAGAACTCATGACTTTCGCTATGGGTAACTCGGTTACCATGGAAGACACTAATGGTAACCGCAAGCTATTCAAGAAACGCCAAGAGGCAAAGATTGATAATGTGGCCGCTCTAATGGACGCATACGTTGCCTATAAGGCACATAAGATGGAATTCGACTAGGAGACAAAGTGGGAACAAATGAAGAGGATGACACTCTAGAACACCACGGTGTCCTAGGGATGCATTGGGGTCAGCATAAGAATCGACAGACATCATATCGTCGAGGGCAAGCTCCCCCGAAACGCAAGGGTCTATCCAAGAACCAAAAGGTAGCTATTGGCGCTGGAGCCGTCGGAGTGGCTGCGGCCGCGATGCTTGGAGCCGCATTTATCTCTAAGAAGAGTGGGGTTAAACTAAGCTCGATCCCAGGCGCTCAGAGTCATATGTGGAACCCCAATGAGTTCCAGGATCTTATGGACGCCTTTATAAAGGGCCATAATGAAACGATATTTAGTATGCCTGCAGCAGCAGTTCCTAAGACGCACGCGATCATGGACGGCCTTGCTGCCGCCGATCGTTCAGCTCTTAAGTCTGTTCTTGCTACGGGTAGCAAAGACTCTGTTCAGAAGTGGCTGTCAAATCACTACAAGGAACTCATTCCTGCGCCAGCTGTACTGGCCGGATTTAAAGGTTAAGGGGTAATAGTATGGCAACAGATGAAGAGGCAATGGAGGAGTTTCTAGCTCACTTTGGTGTCCTCGGTATGAAGTGGGGGCAGCACAAGGCTGGAACTAAGCCCGCCGCAGCCACTCGCGACGATATTTACGGAGCTCGAGCTCGAATCTCTGAGCGAAATGTAGATTCCCGTCTCCACAAGCCGGAACGATCAAACTATTCTTCCGCAAAAATTAAGGCCAACAAGCGCAATAACGAGGTCGACCTTAAAGTGGCTCGCAAGAGCGCCAACACTCGTGAAAAGGTAGCTAAGGGTCTTGCTCTTACTGCTGTTATTACTGCTGTTGGTGGAACTGCAGCTGGACTAGTAGCAAGCCGAATCGGTGGAAACGCCAAGGTCAAAGCTGGAGCCGATATCCTGGACACGATCCTCACGGGCGTTGCCGGGGCTACGGTTATTGGCGCTCTTGGAACTGCTGCTTCTGCTAACCGGGCCGAAGAGAAGTACCACGCCCCTAGCTTCAAGTAGCGGCTATGACGATGATGTAGAAAGGAGGTGACATGTAGTGGTTTCAATATTTGATAGAGCTGCCTCTGGAATGAATCGTCTCGCGCACGCGTGGAATGTTTTCGTAAACCTGCCAGATCAAACAAAAGTACGCACCGGTTACGGTGGATTCGGTAGTGCAGGAGGCAATCCAAGTAGGGTTCGTCTCTCTACGACAAATGATCGTTCGATCATTACCTCTGTCTACACGCGTGTCGGCATTGACGCTGCCGCCATAAACATGAGTCATGTCTATCTTGATGAGAACAAACGATATTTGAAGGACGCTAATAGCGGCCTCAACAACTGTCTCACCTTGCGCGCTAACATCGACCAGGGCGCTCGCGCCTTCCGTCAGGATATTGTGATGTCGCTCTTTGATAAGGGCACAATCGCAATCGTCCCAGTTAACACGTCAGACATGCCCTTGCCTTCCGGATCTTACGATATTTATTCACTGCGCGTTGGGGAAATCATTGCATGGTATCCCCGGCATGTACGAATTCGTCTCTATAATGATATTACCGGTAAGAAGGAAGAGATCACGATGCTTAAGAGCACCGTGGCTATTGTCGAGAACCCGCTATATTCTGTCATGAATGAGCCGAACTCTACTTACCAGCGCCTGCTACGGAAGCTTAACCTTCTGGATGCAGTCGATGAGGTAGCTGCTTCGGGCAAGCTTGACATTATTATTCAGCTCCCCTACGTGGTCAAGAACGACACGAAGCGGGAACAGGCTGATCAGCGAGCTCGAGACATTGAATCTCAGCTCAAGGGATCGAAGTACGGTGTTGCCTACACAGATGGCACTGAGAAGATCACACAACTCAATCGTCCTGCCGAGAACAACATGCTTGCACAGGTGAAGTTCCTGACAGGAATGCTTTACTCTCAGTTGGGTCTTACGGAGTCCGTCTTTGACGGAACTGCCGATGAAAAGACTCTCCTGAACTATTACAACCGAACAATTGAGCCGGTTCTTGGCGCCATCGCCGAGGCCATGAAGTACATCTTCCTAACCCGAACTGCCCGGACGCAGGGACAATCGATCGAGTACTATCGCGATCCGTTCAAGCTTCTTGGAATTCAGGATCTGGCAGAACTTGCTGACAAGCTCACTCGAAACGAGATTCTTACCTCGAACGAATTCCGCAGTCTGCTCGGCTTTAAGCCGTCGACGGATCCAAACGCGGACAAGCTCCTGAACAAGAATCTTCCGGTTCAAGCCCAGCCCGGAGAAGCATCAGAGATCACCTCGGTCACGCCTGTGCGCCCGAAGCCTCTAGCTCTTCCTGCTGGAAAAACTGATTCCAACGAATCAAAGTCATAAGAGAGGAGAAAAATCAAAATGGCAGCAGATTTTAGTGGCTGGGCCACTAAGAACGGCATTAAGTGCAGCGATGGTCGAACCATCAGCAAAGATGCGTTCAAGCACCAGGACCGTATGAGGGTTCCTCTTGTATGGCAGCACCAGCATTCTGGGCCTGAACACGTCATGGGACACGCCATTCTTGAGAATCGTCCTGAGGGAGTATACACGTATGCTTTCTTCAACGATACCGAGAAGGGAGAGCTAGGAAGGCAGCTTGTCAAGCACGGTGACATCGACAGCCTTTCGATCTTCGCCCGACGCCTCCAACAGCAGGGCAGCCTTGTCATGCATGGAGACATCACGGAGGTCAGCTTGGTCATGGTGGGGGCTAACCCCGGAGCCAAGATCGACAATGTAAGCCTCATGCACGGAGATGACATTATCGGTCAGTCCGAGGATGAGGCTATTATCTATACTGGAGAAGAACTCCAGCATGAAGATCCAGAAGGAGATATTGTGGGAAACCAGAACAAGACGAAGGATGACGAAGATCTTGAACTTAGTCACGTAGACCAGGAGACCGTCGCTGACGTTGTCGAAGGTTTCACGGACGTAGAGAAGAACGTCGTCGCCTTCTTGATCGGCGAAGCTGTTGCTCAGGCCGAAGGCGATTCAGCGGCACACTCAGTGTCATTCACAGACGATGATGAGTTTCTTGCTCACATCGACGAACAAATCCAGGAAGGATTTAGTAACATGGGAAATGTTTTCGAGAACAACGGAGCTACCGTCGCGCACGCGCAGCGTCCTCGTCTCACCAAGGACCAGCTCCAGACCATTCTCGATGATGGTCCCAAGTTCGGTTCGCTCAAGGAGTCGTTCCTCGCCCACGCGGATGAGTACGGCATTGAGGACATCAACCTCCTCTTCCCCGACGCCAAGCTCGACCGCAATGGCATCACGTATGTCTCGCGCCGCATGGAGTGGGTCCAGGACGTTCTGTCCAAAACGCACCACAGCCCGTTCGCCAAGATCAAGTCGCTCTCGGCTGATCTGACCGCAGACGAGGCTCGTGCTAAGGGTTACGTAAAGGGTAACCTGAAGAAGGACGAGGTCATCAAGATGCTTCGCCGTACGACCGGTCCGACCACGGTCTACAAGAAGCAGAAGCTCGACCGCGACGACATCATCGACATCACCGAGGTTGATATTCTCTCCTGGATCCAGGCTGAGATGCGCGTCATGCTCGATGAGGAAATCGCTCGCGCGATCCTCTTCGGCGACAACCGCGAGTCGGATGACCTCGACAAGATCGATGAGGACTGCGTCCGCCCGGTTGCGTACGACATCGACATGTACAACACCACCGTTGAACTCTCCTCGACTCTTGCTCCCGGAGACCTCATCGATGCAATCGTCATCGGCCTCAACAACTACAAGGGCTCGGGAACTCCCACGCTGTACACCACGCGTGCGATCTTCACGAAGCTCATCATCAGCAAGGACACCCTTGGCCGTCGTCTATACGCGACCAAGCAGGAGCTCGCAGCTGCTCTGACCGTTGAGGACATCATCACGGTTGAGGCCATGGAGGACAACAGCGACCTGATCGCTGTCTGCGTCAACCTGACCGACTACACCGTTGGTGCTGACAAGGGTGGAGAGATCAACCTCTTCGACTTCTTCGACATCGACTACAACCAGCAGAAGTTCCTGCTTGAGACCCGCATCTCTGGTGCGCTCACCAAGCCGAAATCGGCTGTTACCTTCGTCATCAACGCAGCGAACGTCGTTACGCCTCAGGCGCCGACCTTCGTTAACTCGACTGGCGTAGTTACCATCCCGACCCAGGCCGGCGTTGTCTACAAGAACGCTTCGACTGGTGCAGTCCTCGCATCGGGTGCTCAGGCTCCGATCGCCGTTGGCGCTACGCTCGAGGTCGAGGCCCACCCGGCCACCGGCTACGGCTTCACGCACGACGCTGAGACCGAGTTCGTCTTCACTCGTACTGCGTAACAATCAGTCAAAATGGCAAAGTACTACGGGGTAATCGGCTATGCCGAACCTAACCAAGTAGAGACTGCGCCAGGTGTGTGGGAGGATGTCGTCGTAGAACGAAAGACCTACGGCGACATCCTTCGCAACAATAGGCGTTTGAACCCTGGAGAAACCGCTAATAACGAGATCACCGTGGGCAATACGCTTAGCATTGTTGAAGATGCTTATATTAAAGCTAACTTCTCAAACATAAGATACGTTGAATGGCTAGGAACTAAGTGGACTATATCTACAGTTGATGTGGTCCATCCTAGACTCAATCTAACGTTGGGGGGTGTTTACAATGGGCCGACGCCTAGCCCTCCAGTCTCTCCTTGAGACGTTAATGGGAACCGAACCAGAGCAAAAGCTCAAGGTATATTTTCAGCCGAAGCCTAAGATGACACTAACCTATCCTTGTATTCTTTATGAACGAGATAGTGCTAGATCACACCATGCTGATAACATCCCATATTCACACACTAAGCGTTACCAGGTTACGGTCATAGACAAGAACCCGGATAGCGAAATTCCGGACAAGATTGCGGCACTACCGCTCTCCCGTTTTATACGGGCGTTTGCTGTGGACAATCTTACGCACGATATTTACTCACTATACTTCTAGAAAGGAAGTAAAATGACTGAGCTCCTTTGGGATCAGACAGGTGAGCGCGAGTACGAGACTGGCGTCTCCAAGGGTGTATTGTTCCTCCCTGACGGCGCTGGTGTCTACGGCGAAGGATATGCTTGGAACGGTCTTACGGCCGTCACTGAGTCTCCTTCGGGCGCAGAAGTCACCAAGAAGTACGCAGACAATATCAACTACATCAGCCTCGTCTCGGCAGAGGAATTTGCCGGCACGATTGAGGCGTTTACATATCCTGACGAGTGGGAGCAGTGCGATGGTACGGCAACCCCGACTCCGGGTGTAAGCGTTGGTCAGCAGGCACGAAAGACCTTCGGTCTCTCTTACCAGACCCTCCTCGGCAATGACGTTGATGGCCAGGACTTCGGCTACAAGATTCACCTCGTTTGGGGCGGCCTCGCTGCACCTTCCGAGCGTGCATATGCCACGGTCAACGACTCCCCGGATGCAATCACGCTGTCGTGGAAGTTCACGACCACGCCGATTCCAGTTCCAGGCCTCAAGCCGTCTGCAATCATCATCATCAACTCGACCAAGGTAGCTCCTGATGCGCTTCTCGCGCTTGAGGCAGCCCTGTACGGCACCGAGGGCTCCGAGCCCCGTCTTCCGTCGCCGGCCGAGGTTCTTGCATTCTTCAGTGGTTCGGTTACTCAGGTAACCCCGACTGAGCCTGCATTCGACGACGCCACCAATGTCATCACGATTCCGGCCATCACGGGCGTAGTCTACAAGATCAATGGTGTTGTTAAGCCTTCGGGTCCGACCGCTCCGATCACTGAGGACGTCATGGTTAAGGCTACGCCTGCCATCGGCTACCAGTTCCCGGCAGTTGTCGACACCGACTGGTTCTACTCGGCTACCTAAGCCCTGACACGAAAGGAGACGAGAGAATGCTCACACTTACAATTCCCGCAAAGGAACTCTTTAACGATGAGACTCAAAAGTTCATCTATACCAAAGACCAAGTAATAGTGCTCGAGCATTCTCTCGTCTCCCTGTCAAAATGGGAGCAAGTTTGGAAGAAGCCTTTCCTTGGGAAAGAGCGCCGAACGACAGAAGAGACGATTGACTACATTAGATGCATGACAATTACACCGGATGTTCCCCCGGAAGTTTTCTCAGGCCTTTCTAATGACGAATTGGGCAAAATTAGCGACTACATCAATGACAAGATGACCGCTACTTGGTTCAATGAGGTGCCTGGTGCGCCCAAAGCTAACTCTGGCGAGAGTATTACCGCCGAGATCATATATTACTGGCTCATCGCCTTGCAGATCGACTTCCAAGTCCAGGACTGGCACTTGAACCGTCTGCTTACTCTTATTCGTGTGGTCAACATTAAGAACGACCCGAAGAAGAAGCTGATGCCAAAGCGTGACGCAGCTCAACAGCAGCGAATGCTCAACGAAGAACGTAAGGTTCGCCTAGCAACGAAGGGGTAACAAATGGCTAAGATTATTTGGGGCGCCATCGGAGCGCGAGGTTTCGAGGTCGGAGCAGATCGAGGAGTTCTATATCCTCCTTCCGGTATCGGAGTCCCCTGGAATGGTCTCATCTCTGTAGATGAATCCCCAACTGGTGGAGAGCCTAAGCCATATTACCTTGACGGAATTAAGTATCTTCAGGTAGCTAGTGCTGAAGAGTTCGATGCCTCTATCAAGGCCTTCTCGGCACCAACTGAGTTCGATATTTGCGATGGAACAGCTGCTCTTTATGCCGGTCTGTTCATCACCCAGCAGCCGCGTAAGCAGTTCGGGTTTGCGTATCGTACGCTCATTGGTAACGACGTGGATGGTTCAGATCACGGTTACAAGATTCATATCGTCTATAATGCCCTTGCGAAGCCCACGAGCCGTAACAACCAGTCCATTGGAGCCAGCACGGAACCTATCGACTTGAGTTGGGATATTTCTACGGTCCCTCCAACAATTACGGGCGTTAAACCTTCTGCGCATATCGTCATCAGTTCACTGACGGCATCTAGCGCTCACCTAATCGCTGTGGAGAACATTCTCTATGGCACCGATACAGTGGCTCCTCGTCAGCCTACGATTGCGGAGCTCATTACTATATTCGGGAGTTAGGATGAAACTAAGTTGGGATGAAGTCGGCACTCACGAGTATGAGGTTGGTGTCGACCGAGGCGTATTCTACCCTCAGACAGGTCCTGGCGTCCCATGGAACGGTCTTCTGAAGGTTAATGAGGAAGCTCAGGGAACAGGCCAACTCGCCATCTATATTGATGGACAGAGACGAACCAATCAACTAGACCTCGGAACTTTCGGAGGCTCTATTGAGGCATTCACATATCCTGACGAGTTCCTTCCATACGACGGTTACTCAGAACCTATGTTCTCAGGCCAGAAACGCCCTGAGTTTGATCTTACATACCGAACGTTGCTTGCTGATGATATTTCTGGTACCGATCGAGGGTATCGTCTACACCTAGTTTACAATTGTATGGTTACTCCATCGAATAGAACCAACGGAACGCTTAATGCATCTGTTGATATTTCCACTTTCAATTGGAAACTTTCGACTAGGCCAGAAGCACTTCCGTATGATCGACCAACGGCACATCTATATTTGGAATCACCGAATGTTGAAGGCGCAGCTCTCTCAGCTATTGAAAACATTCTCTATGGAACCAGTACCACCAATCCTAGAATGCCTACAATAGCTGAGATCATAGCTATATTTGAAGCTAATGCAATCTTCATCGTCATCAATCACGGAGATGGTACTGCAACAGTAACCGGTCCTGATGATTGGGTCTTTCCGGATGCGATAGATCCAACTCTTTGGACTCTTGCCTCTCCGTCAATATTTCCACTTGGCGATCACCAGTACAAAGTCAGCTCATATTAGAAAGGAGCCAGCATGGGCACCGTTACAGTCTACGATTCAACCCGAATGAAAGAGATAGAAGACGGTACAGTAGTATCAGGTGAAGTTGATGTTGACGGAAACCTTATTCTCACGCACCATGATGGCTCTACGGTTAACGCCGGTTATGTGGTTGGTCCTATGCCGACAATGCTCATCTCTTATAGAAACGCTGCGTCTGCGCCGTCCACGTATCCTCTAGGCCTTTCTTATATGCCTATATCAGCTATTGATGACTGGCCTATTGATACTGCGATCTTATTTAGTGTTAAATCAGCAGCTTCTAACCGAATGTTTCAACAGCTAGTTGATAAAGAAACAACTCGTGTTTGGATGCGTTCCGAAAACACAGGAGACACTTGGATTGCATGGAGAGAAATAACAGGAGATGCAACCTCCACCGTAAAAGGTCTAGTTGAACTAGCCACTCTTGGCGAGATGACAACTGGCACTAGTCAGGTTCTTGCAGCTACCCCGGAGGGAGTACGTCAAGAACGCAACCGAGTAAGTCAGTTTACCGGAATCATCGAAGCTGGGTGGTCTGGTGGACAGCCGAACGTAGTTCTTGATGCAGGTCAAGCATATTCTGGAACTGTTCAGGCGATTCTTCCACCTAACGAAGATCAGTCGATTAAAGCTGGGGCTAGGGTTGTTCTAACCATTACTAATGGTGGTTTCTGGACTATTCTAAGTTCATATGGCTCCAAACCTAAGTTCATGCGCCAGATTCCTGGTCAATTGGAACCTGGTTCCGGTTGGGTTATGTACACCGACACAATTACAACGGATCCAAGTCATACATTCGGCGAAGGCCCTGCTGCGTGGGGTGGTGCTGCTATTGGTGCTGATAGTAGTATTGCTGGAAATTTCTATATTACGTGTACGTCCACAGGTATCGTATCGCTAATGGGACTAATAAATAGAGCTGCCGGTAACCCCGCAGTCAACTCTATAATTGGTCGATTTCCAATTAGTTTGGCTCCCGCTCGTAATCAGTTCTTTGGACTAGTGGCTAATAATCTTCACGCTCAAGTAGCTATATGCACCGACGGAACAATTCGTTATCTTACCGGCGCCGCAGCAAGTTATTTCTCGTTGAACGGTATACAGTGGAGAACCGCCGCATCAGTTACAGCCGGACTAGCCACGTTTGTACCTCTGACCCTGATTTCTGGTTGGGGTCTGATGAACTCTGCAGCTTGGACCGGCGAGCCAGGATCAACCATCCATACTCCCGGCTATACTATTGACGGCGATAAGGTAGCTATCTTTGAGGGGATCGTTGGAGCAACAGTAGCTAAGGCTGCGCTGGCAGACATATCGGTCCTCTCTGGGCTTACGCCGGCAATGTCTATCCACTGTCATTCGGCATTTTCTGGCGGATTCAACTACATTCGTATTGGCGGCTCAGCTGGCGCGGGCGGCGTTGGAAACACTTTGAACCTTGGTATAGCTATTGCTGCTGGTGGATACATGTCTCTCGCTAATGTCCTATGGCTAGACTCATCGTCCACGACTACTAAACGAGTTGTTCCTGGAATCTCGGGGGTTAACGGTTGGACGAACTATGGTGCCACCCAGTTTGCTCCAGCAAATGCTGCAAAAACTCCGGATGGTTTCTGTATGTTGTTTGGTCTATGGACCGCAGGCACAGTTGGGCAGATTATGACCTTCATGCCTCCCGAATGGCGGCCACGGTTCATGTCAATCCATCCGAACGTCTCTAATGCAGCATTTGGGCGAATAGATCTAGGAAACCCGGCAACTCCTAACAGAGGATCCCAAGGTCCTCTATCGTCTGTAGGATCAAACGTTTGGAACTCCCTAGATGGGATAGCCTGGCCAGCATACGTATAAGGAGTGACATGGATCAGTTTTATCGATCTACAGAACTATACACTGTAGAAAAAGTAACAGACTCGACTAATAGTGCGATCAATCAAGTGACAAACTCGCAGGGGATGGTCACGGCTAGACTGACCGACGAAGAATTCGCAAATCAGTTCGAACCAATTGAATAAAATCAAAATGGGAGTATTATGTCAGGACCAATGATCTTCAACCCAGCCGAAGGAGGCGCGCTCAAGGTATCTTGGGCAGCTCACTCCGGCGCCAAGGGAGAAGACTGGGATATTGGCGACGATGATCCAGTCACTCCAGGCAATCAGAACCAGGATGGTAGCGGACGTACACGAAAGATTACTGCTGGAGTCACAGGAGTAGTCACAAGTGTCGGCGGACCATATAATGAAGTAGTAATTAAGATCGATAATGACCCCCTGGGTCGTTCACGTCGGTCTTGTGAGCATGCAGTTATTCGGGTAGCCAAGGGGGATCATATTATTGACGCCTTCCGGGTGGTCGGTGAAGGCGCTCTATTCCGTAAGGATTCATTTTTCCCCAACGGATCATACCGCTTCTTGCATCTCAATGGCTTCGACTCCAGAGGTAACCGTATTCCTGATTCAGGCATGGTTACTCACACACAAACGCAAGTTAAGGAGGCTATGACTGTGGAACCTTCCGAGCGAATGGCGAATGCGACGGGCTCAAACGCTCGAACTCTGCCAACGACGGTTGGAACGACTATCGTTCCACCAGCAAGCATTAGTAAGAATACTTCGGCGTTCTTTGATGGTTGGATTACTGGTTCTGATCCTTATGGGACTGGAAACACTAACTGGTTCTCACGAATCTTCAATGGTGTTCGTTACTTCTATCACTCGAGCGGCTTCACTGACGCTGGAACCCACGATCTGAAGAATCTCAACACGTACTCCGTGCTGTTTGATACTGAGGATGGCGTTCCTGAGGATTACATCCTGAAGACCTTCGTTGGGGATCCAATTGGGAAGCCCGCTGAGGATCCAACTAAGGAAAACTTTACCTTTGCAGGTTGGGTGGACTCTAATGGAACCGAATGGAACTTCGCAACTCCAGTTCCGGGCAACCTTACGCTGTTTGCGAAGTGGACTCCAGTTCCCAATAGCGGTAATGCTCCTACGATCGAAGAGATTAAGGAAGCTCTACAACCGCAGTTCGACGAGATCAAGGAATTGATCCGTAACCAGAAGTTCAACGTGACTTCAACCGGAACTGCCGTTCAGGAAACACCTGTTCAGTAAAACAGTCAAAATGGGAGGTGATTGTGGGAATCGTATCTGTCAAATCTAGTGGTAACACCAACAACCTTGAGGCCTTCCTTAAGGAGATGCAGGCTAACTCTATGTTTGACATGCTCGAGTCCGAAGCACAACGCGGAGTCGAAGCACTCGAAGCCGCAACCCCCCGCAGGAGTGGTGTAACTGCTTCCAGCTGGTACTACGAAATTACCACGCACGGAAGCAGTTACACCATAACCTGGATGAACTCGAACAGAGACCCTGAAGGAGTTCAAATCGTTATCATGCTTCAGTATGGTCACGCAACAGGTACTGATGGATACGTCCAAGGTCTTGATTTTATCAACCCGGTAACCAAAGTCATATTTGATGACATTGAAGACGCTGTATGGAAGGCGGTGCAGTCAGCATGAGTAGTATTGATGATCGCGTCGTAAACATGCAGTTTAACAACGCCCAGTTCCAGGCAGGAATCACAGAAACCAACGCTAGTATCCTTGAGCTTAAGGATAATTTGCAGCTCCAGGGGGCCACTGACGGCCTTGACGAGGTGCAATTTGCCGCTGATCGATTCTCCCTGTCGAACATCGAGAATGCCCTTGACCATATCGCAAGTATGTTCAGCACTTTCGGCGTTATTGCTTTCACGGTTCTTCAGAAGGTTACCAACTTCGCTATTGACGCGGGTGCTAAGATGGCTAACGCTATCCTTGAGCCCATCGTTCAAGGTGGAGCCAAGAGAGCTCTAGCTCTCCAGCAAGCCAAATTCCAATTCCGAGGCCTAGGTCTCGACGTCCAGGCAACAATGGACACCGCTCTTGCCGCGGTTAAGAACACGGCTTTCGGTCTAGACGACGCAGCTACTGCTGCAGCTCAGTTCGGTGCATCAGGCATTACCGCGGGTCACGGCCTCCTCGAGGCTCTCCGTGGTATTGCTGGCGTCGCTGCTCAGAGTGGTTCTTCCTTCGAGTCCGTAGCCCAGACCTTCGAGTCAATCGCAGGTAATGGCCGACTTATGGGTCAAGACCTCCTGAGCCTCTCGAGCAAGGGCATTAACGCCGCTGCCACTCTGGCAAAGTCTATGGGCATCAGCGAAGCAGCAGTTCGCAAGATGGTTTCTGAGGGTAAGATCAGCTTCTCTCAGTTCTCTGATGCGATGAACGCCGCTTTCGGTGAGAACGCTAAGAAGGCTAATGAGACCTACACTGGTGCTCTCTCGAACATGCGTGCTGCGCTTGCTCGTATTGGCGCTGAAGTAGCTTCTCCTTGGTTCTTCTTCATGCGTGACATGTTCAACGAGCTTACTCCGATCATTGACGCCGTCCACGTGGCTCTACAGCCACTTCTGGATGATATTGCTGCTTTCCTTGGCTTTGCCTCGGGTCGCGGTAAGGGCATCATCAATGAAATCCTCGGCCCAGGTATCGTTGAATCCATCAGCAATGTTGTAACTGCTATTCGGACTATCGGTGGAGTTCTCGAGAAGGGTTTCCGGACTATATTCCCGGAGAACACCACCGTCCAACTGAGCAACGTATCAAAGTTCCTCACGACCATCACTGAAGCCCTTATTCCAACGGAGTATGAGGCTGGACAGCTCCAAACGACCTTTGCAGGGCTCTTCGCGATATTTGACATAGTGGGTAGAGTTATCTACGAACTGGTCAGAGGTTTCGCAGAGCTCTTCGGTTTCGCCACTGAAGGATCCGGAACGATTCTTGACTTTACCTCCACCGTTGGTGGATTTATTGTTAAGATCGATGAGGCAGTTAAGACAACTACCTTCTTCCGTGATTTCTTCCAGGCTCTAGCGGGTATTCTGGCTGGTCCAATCGCCATCCTTAAGGTGATCATTGGTGTTATCGGCGACTTCGTATATTCACTGCAGCACATGGACACTGGCGGATTCGATGACTTTGCAGACAAGGTTAAGGAACGATTCAAGGGTCTTGCGACTCTTGGGGAGTTCTTTGATGGCTTCTGGAAGGGCATTGTCGAGACGGCTCAGAAGGCGTGGGAGTTCCTTCGCCCCGTATTTGAGCTCATTGGTTCAGCCATTGGCGTTGCTGTTGACAAGATCAAGGAATCTCTGAGTCAACTCAGTTTCCAGGATGGCGCACAGCTTCTCAATGCTGGTCTCTTTGGTACGTTTATTCTTGTGATTAGTAAGTTCTTCGATACTATCAAGGGAATCATATCTGGAGATGGTCTACCCCTCGTAGAGAGCATTAAGGGTGTCTTTGGATCCCTTAAGGATCAGATATCTGCGATGACCAAGAACACAAACGCCAAGACGCTTAAGGAAATCGCAATCGCGGTTGCTCTTCTTGCCGCCTCAGCAATTGCTCTTAGTTTGGTTGATCAAGGAAAGCTTACGTATGCTCTTGGCCTTATGGCTGGGCTTATTAAGGGCCTTCTCTTGGCGTTCACCGCCTTCTCTAACACTGAGACTCCGGCGGGCATCAAGAATCTCCTTGCGATGTCAGCAGCACTTCAGATCATGGCTGGAGCTATATTTACGCTCTCTCTGTCTATCGTTCTATTGGCAGTATTACCTCTGGATCGTCTTGGGCAGGGTCTTGCAGCAATCATTCTTCTTCTCTATGCAATGGTTGGAGCCTTCAAGCTTCTGTCAAAGTCTGGACCAGAACTACTGTTTGCAGCAGGCGCAATTGCGATCATCGCACCAGCGATTCTACTATTGGCCGGAGCAGTGGCTATATTTGCTGCCCTACCTCTACCAAACCTTGCTCAGGGTGTAGCCGCATTCGCTGCGGTACTTATTGTCCTCACAGGGGCAATGCTTCTCTTGGGTCTGGCTAAGGAAGAGGTAATCGTAGGGGCTTTGGCAATCTCTTTGGTTGCCCCAGCTATTACCCTATTGGCCGGAGCAGTAGCTATATTTGCTGCCCTACCTCTGCCTAACCTAATTCAGGGTGTTGCTGCCTTTGCTGGGGTTCTCCTTATCCTCACAGGGGCAATGCTTCTCCTGGGTTTGGCCAAAGAACAAGCGCTTATTGGAGCAGCGGCAATCGTTATCGTGGCAGGGGCCATGGTCCTTATTATTGAGGCCATTGCGCTCCTTAGCCTCGTTCCAGCAGATAAGCTACTTGCTGGAATGCTAACCTTTGCTGCGGCAGTAATCATATTGGTCGGTGCAGTGCTACTTCTTGGGCTCGCTCAGGAAGCATCACTTGCCGGCTCAATTGCCCTTATTGCTATTGCCTTTGCTATGTCTATGCTGGCACCAGCGCTCCTCCTTCTTGCCCAAATTCCTTGGGAAGGTGTAGGTCCTGCGCTTACTATGCTGGCAGCGTCAATTGGTATCCTAGCGGTTGGTGGAATTCTCCTTATTCCAGCGTCGGTTGGTTTTATGCTCTTCGGCATAGCCCTCCTGATGATTGGTGGAGCTATTCAGCTTGTAGCCTCTGGCCTCGGCCTCTTGCTTATAGGTATTGCCGCCCTTGTCGCCATTGGTGTTTCTGGCATAGCCGGGTTCGCCTTGATTCTGCACACATTCATAGCCATGCTCCCTGAATTGGGAACAGGTATTGGTGCAGCACTAGTTGCTATGGCAGTAGAGATTGGTCGTCAGGCAGGAACGCTTGTCGGAGCATTCGTTGGGGTATTGCTGGCTATGCTGGCAGCTATCGATACGGTTATTCCGGAGATCATTGAGGTCGCAGTTCACCTTATTACGGTCCTCGTTGAGGCCTTGGTCGTTCTTATTCCTCTCATTGTAGAGGCTGGATTGACCATCATCGAGGCATTGCTTACAAGCATTGCTAATCATATTGGTGAGATTGCAACTCAGGCGATTAACATCGTTCTGGCCTTTATTGGAGCCTTGACTGACAAGCTGCCGATGATCATTGCTGCTGGTGGAGATCTTATTCTCGCCTACATCAATGGTATGGGTGACTACATCAAGAACAACTCTTCTAAGTTCGTTACCGCAGGTAGCAAGCTCTTTAGAGCGATTATTGATGGGATCTCGAAGGCTATTGAGCAGGGTGGTAAGGATCTTCAGTATGCTGGTGAACGTATCGGTAACGCGCTTATTAAGGGTGCTCGTAACGCACTAGGTATCCATTCTCCCGCTAGAGCCTTTAGCGATGATATTATGCCTAAGGTCTTTGATGGTGTCGATTCTGGTACCGATAAGAACCTGTTCCGTGCTGAAGATAATGGTGCGGCTATTGGTGCTGCTATTACTGATGGAGCAGTTGAGGGCGTTAAGAACGCTATGGCGGGTATATCTGGAGCATTTGATACTAACAGTATTGGGACTCCGGTTATTCGTCCGGTAATCGACCTCACAGCCATTGAAGAAGGCGCTAACCGTATTAATGGCCTCATGCCCTCGCCGACGCTGTCAATTAATACCTCTTCTGATACTGCTACTTCGGTAGCGTTGCAGGAGCAGGCTAACAATGCAAGGCTCTCGCTCGAAGCGGATCCTGATCTGAAGACTGGAACTACAGTTAACTTCACTCAGAACAACAATTCGCCAAAGGCATTGTCTACGGCAGAAGTATATCGTCAAACTCAGAACCAGTTGTCTACATTGAAGGGAGACCTAGGCGTTGTTGACCAAAGTGGAAGTGCGTAATGCTGCGGGTACAGTTCTAACTCTCCCTCTTCAGGATATTTCAGGCGGTTACACGCTAAAGAATATTGAAGGGCTTGATCCGGTTAAGGCTACAATTGTAACCTCGACCTTTGCCAATAGAGACGGTGTAGAGTATGAGACCGCAAGACGAGATGCTCGCAATCTTATTCTTGGAGTAGGATTTGCACCAGATTGGGTGTCCCAGACACCTAAGACGTTGCGCGATAATCTCTATAAGTGGTTCATGACAAAGCAGATGGGCGAGTTCCGCTTCTATGAAGACAGTGGTTTGGTAGTCAGTATCGTGGGGCGGGTAGAGTCTAATGATTCTCCCCGCTTCACGTCTGACCCAGACTCAACGATCTCGGTTATTTGCTTCCAACCTGACTTTGTGGGTATGACTAACGAGCTTATCAGTGGTAACTCCACTGCAGGCAGTACAGAGTCGACTGTAAACTATATTGGTACGTCTGAAACTGGATTCCTCTTCACTCTCAATGTGAATAGAACTATATCTGGTTTCTCCCTGTACCAGCGTGGTGTCGACAACGTGCAGTATGAGCTCGACTTCTCTGCAAACCTTATTGCGGGCGACGTGGTTAAGATCAGTACAGTTGCGGGTAACAAATATGCCACTCTCACAAGGGGTGGCGTTACAAGCTCAATTCTGTACGCAGTATCTCCCTCGTCGCCATGGTTGATTCTGTCCCCCGGAGAAAATAAGCTCCGGCTACAGATATCTGGAGCGGCCATTCCTTACACGATTGAATACACAGACAAGTACGGAGGACTTTAATGGAACTCTATGTCCTCGACAGCCTTCTCAGACGGACGGCTGTTATTGACAGCTTTGTTTCGACTCTCTGGGCAGAACGATTCAATGATACTGGTGACATTACGCTGAACATCCATTCAACGCTAGCTAACCGTAATCTCCTCGTAGCAGGCACCATGCTTGCTATGAATCGCTCGAATAGAGTGATGATCGTACAAACTGTTGAAGACAAGACGAACCAAGACGGGTCACAAGTTCTTGTCATTACGGGCTCGTCCATTGAATTCGTGATGGACGAGCGCCTGGCAAAAGATGCTATGACTGGAACTGTGGAAGAACCAAAGTGGGTCATTACGGGGCTCCCAGCGGCCATTGCCCGACAGATATTCCAAAAGGTAATGGTCGATGGGGTCCTGGACTCACATGACGTTCTTCCGTTCTACACAGTTGGGAATCTATATCCTGCTGACAACCTCGCCGAGCCGGCAACATCGGTCACGGCGAGTCTTACTACTGGAAGTGTTCTAGCCGCACTAAAGGCGGTATGCCAGACGTACGACCTAGGGTTCCGAATCTCCAGAAATGCAGACAATTCGCAACTCTTCTTCAATGTATATTCTGGTAATGACCGTACTTCAAGTCAGACCGTTCTGCCAGCAGTCATATTTGCCCCAGCTCTTGACAACTTGCTCAATTCGTCATATTTGACGTCTATTAAGCAGTACAAGAACGTCGTTTACATCATCTGTCCTGATGGGGCGGCCAAGGTTTACGACACGGGTGTGGATCCGACAACGGCAGGATTCGTTCGTAGGATTTTGCCACTCGAAGTGAGCGACATTAGGTACCCAGATCGTACTGGTGCCTATACAGTTACCACGGCGCAGGCTAGTGCAGTTAAGGTGGCTCAACAGCTTACGACCACGACGCAATTGCAGAGTGAGTCACTAGCTAAGATCACCAAGATGTTGCGCCTACTAACTCAGGACCTTGTTAACATTAACACGGTTCTAACGCTAGTAGGCACAACCCTAACCGCGCCACAGATTGCCGACATCACGGCAGCCAGGAACACATCAACTGCCTACAACCCGACGGAAGATGCCGCACTAACTGCTTTGCTGACTGCAAGAGCTCTACAGGAGCTTCAGAAGTACAACAGCATTACGGCATTTGACGGCGAGATCCCCCAAACGGGTAGCTGGAAGTATGATCGCGATTACTTCCTTGGAGACATTGTCGAAGTGCGGAACCAGGATGGAGTTGTCAGTAAGGTGCGAGTCACCGAGCAGATCTTCTCTCAAGATGCATCTGGCGAAAAGAGCTATCCAACGCTTTCAAGCCGACTTGTCATCACACCAGGTGTGTGGGCAGCTCGTAACCCGACTGAGGTCTGGGCTGATGTTGCTGACACTGAGCACTGGGCAGATAATCCGTAAGATGGTCAAAATGGTAGTACTTTCAAGTAAAGAGGAGTTGAGACATGGCTGTTGGAGATGACGCAACCGCGGCGGGCTATGCCCTGGTTCCCGATACAGGTGACCCTGGACGAGTAAAGCTAGGTGCGCAAGAGATTAACCGTACACGTGACTTTGTCGCGCAGGTTAAAGGCCTTATACCTGTCGGTATAGCTGCATATCAAGCTGCCGCTGGCATTTCCTATGGGACAACAGTACCTAGCAATGCTGTAGGGACTAATGGTATGATCTACTTGATGATTTTGCCGTAGGTGATCTATGGCTACCGCAAGAGTTGATATTACTACGGGAGCCCCGACTACTCAGTTCATAACTGAAGCGGACATGGTCTCCCAGAATCAAGCGGGTAATTACTCAACAGTATATTACTACGTAAAGGCCATTAACCGCGGTAACAGTACCTCGGGAAGTGGTTATGCGGGTTCTCAAACTGCGTATGTAGGCGGACTTGGTGGCGGTGGTCACTCTGGTACTCTACCTACGGGTTTGGCTAATGGCACTCAGCGTTGGTATGAGGGGCCTTGGGGCGTTGATCTGGCCCATGACGCTGCGGGTAACCGCGGAGCGGATTCGGTCCAGCAAGCCATTCGTGGTTGGTACGGATCTACTAGCTATGCTCGAGACGATTATGGGTCGATTGGTCCATATCCTAGAATCCCAAAGGCACCTAGTGCTCCAGGAACTCCGGTAGCGAGCAATATTCTACCTACGAGCCTGAAGCTGACCTGGACCGCCTCGACAGATGATGCTGGGTCTGCGATCACAGGATATTTGGTTCGTCGCTGGCTAGGCTCTACACCGACTGGAACGTATACGGACATATCCGAGTCAAACACACTAACCCGTAATGACACCGGTCTGGTTCCTGGTACCACGTACACATATGTTGTCTATGCCCATAATGGATCGTCTGCAGGATATTCTGCGGCCTCTGCTCCAGTCACGGTAAAGACAATTGCTCCTATGTGGGTTAAGGCCTCAGGAATCTGGAAGTATGCAGTCCCGTACGTCAAATTTAATGATGAATGGCGCATGACGCAACCCTACGTAAAGGTTGCTGGCGTCTGGAAGATGACTGGTTAATAAAGGAGAAAAATTGAGTGAAACGTCTATCGACACTGCGAACAAAGGGATTCTTCTCTCTGGGCGTACCTACGATATTCTGAAAGATGTCAACCTGGTGGGTCTACCTGCTCTAGCGACGCTCTACGCGACTCTAGCTCTTATTTGGCACTGGCCATTCTCAGAGCAGATCGTTGGCACCATCGCAGCTATCGTTCTTTTCATGGGAGTAATCCTTAAGATCAGTAGCGTGCAGTACAAGGCAAAGGTTGCAGCACTGGACACGGAGTTTATGACGGCGGATTCGCAGTAATTTCACGCCTTATAATGAACCCCTCTTGAAAGGAGACCCACGTGCGCAAACTGCCCGTAACATTCACCAAAGCCATCGAAACCGAACAGCTTCGACTTCTCTCTGAAGCCGAGTCGCTAGGAACCGATTCCCCCGATTACAAAACCAAAATTGAATTCATCAAAAGCCTTAATGAAACGAAGTCCAAAAAGGACAACAATGCCATTATCGCTGCGCTGATCAGTGCTGGCGCATCCGTCGCAGGAATCCTCCTCGTACTCAACTATGAGAGAGCCGGAGCCGTCGTCTCGAAGTCGTTTGGACTTGTTAAGAAAGCTTAACCACCAAATCAACTAAAAGAACATCCGAAAGGAAGGACTAGACCTAAAAATTCTAGTCCTTCCTTTTTCTTTTCGCGAGAAAAACAACCCCTATAATGAACCAATAAACCGCTTCCCTGCAAAGGGTGTCTCCCGAAAGCGTAACCAATCAGACTATTATTCGGACTTTGGTTCTTTATATCCTCACGGTAATTCCACAAAGGTTATAAATTTTGCGCGTGTAATACATGCCTTATAATGAACCCCTATGAAAGGATTTATTATGAAAGAACTCACAGGCCCACAGATTGCCATTCTGTTTGGTCTAGCATGCACTGCCTCCGCAGTAGCAACTGGACTAGTACTCAGAACCATATCTCGAAAGCTCAACCCAGAGCCAGTATCATATCTCTCCGCCATGTAGGCACAGAAAGCTATCAGCCCCTAACACGGGCTATAGTTTTTCGCAGGAAAAACAGGTCATATAATGAACCCCTCTTGAAAGGAGACTCACATGACCACCAACTCAAACCCAGATTCCACTAAAGTCATTGCAGTAGTAACTGTAGTAATTCTAGGAACGGCCACCATCGTGCTTAGGCACCGCAACTCGCAACTCAAAGCAGAGAACAAGAAATTGTCCTTTACCAAAGTACATTACACGCGGACCATCGAGCGCCTCATCAACCATATTCCCAGAGATCACTACGACGCTGTTGTTGCCGACTTGAACGAAGATCTGAAGTTTGCGATCATCACACGAGATCTAAACAAGAACTAACAAAGCTATCAGCCCCTCACACGGGCTATAGTTTTTCGCAGGAAAAACAAGGGCTATAGTGAACCCCTATGAAAGGAAAACTAATGACCAAGTTTCAAACTTTTTGTAAGAAGCACCAGACCCCTATCCTCATCGCAAGTTGCGCTGTCGCTACGGTCGCTGTTGTAATTGCCGTCAATCAGGTTAAGACCCGAATGATTGCAAACTACACTCCCGACCCCCTAGCCGAAGCCGCAGCTTTCGAAGACTTTACAAAGGCCATGGCTCTCGCAAAGAAGTATGACGCAGAAGATGCAGCCAAACTTCTAGGAAAGTAAAAAGCTATCAGCCCCTCGCACGGGCTATAGTTTTGCCTAGATCTCGCGTAATATTCATAGCATATAATGAACCCCTATGAAAGGAACAACCATGTTTAACACCATCAAGTCCATCATCGCCGAGATCAAGCAAGACCTTGCTAACGCTCGCCCGATGTGGAACCACGTTGCTAACTAAGTTACATCTTCACAGTTAACAAAACCAACAGCCCCTAACACGGGCTTTAGGTTTTTCTCGTCTTATATTTTTGCGCGTGAAAAACAAGGGCTATAGTGACACCCCTATGAAAGGACACACCATGTCAACTGAAGAAATCCAATTCACCCCCATCGCGATTAAGATCGCTGCCCCTCGAACCGCGCATATTCTGGCGATGCTAGAGCCCCGCTTTGCGGAAATGGACTACGATACCCTCCTCCACGGAAACTACGTCGTATTCGATTACCCCGAAAACGGACACTACACCCTCGTCACCGAAGAGCGTTTCCAGGCAAAGTTCACCAATCCTTGGGAACCTTGGTTCTTCCAGCCCTTGGTAGTAGACACTATCTAAGAAGTCAGAAAGCTATCAGCCCCTCACACGGGCTATAGTTTTTCGCGTAATATTCATAGGGTATAATGAACCCCTATGAAAGGAAAACCCATGACCATCAAGCCCGTCATCGCCAAATCCGTCTTCACCGTTCAGGCCCACGCCATTGCCGCTGGAACCTTCGCTTACGCGATTGGTTACGTTGCAAAGACCGCGGTCCAGGACAGCGTCAAGACGATCAAGGAAATGAAAGCCGAAGGCTACTTCACCCCAAATAAGTTCTAAACCAAAAACCAAAAGCCCCTAACAAGGCCTATGGTTTTATTTTTTGCGCGAGAAAAACAAGCGCTATAGTGAAACCTCTTGAAAGGAGATCCTCATGAACGTCACGTTTACCACCAACAACTCCAGCCTCCAGCTCTCCAAAGTTGGTTCCGTAGCTCTTGTCACCTATGCCACCGTCGGCATGGTTGTCATCAGTCTCGGAATCGCCAACCTCGGAGAACGAGCTGTCGTTGCGTACAAGCGCCGACTCAACCGTAAGATCAACGAAAAGTAAATCACAAAGCCAAAAGCCCCACAAGGCCTATGGTTTTCTTTTTCTCGCGAGATTTTCAGACCCTATAATGAACCCCTATTCTCTTGAAAGGAGAACCCAAATGAACACCACCGAACCAACCGTCGTGATCCACAACTACCCCACCATCAAGGAGCAGCTTGCACAGGGCGGTATCTCCCTCGCCATCGGCGTCGGCGTTACCGTTGCCTATGTAGGCGTCTTCGCGCTGGTCGACTTTGTGGGCAAGAAGGTCAAGGCTCGCAAGGCCGCTCAGACCGAAACCACCCCTTCAACTGACTAACAATCAAAGCTAAACTACAACTAACACTTGTGGTTTATGCTTTCATTTTTCTAAGGAAGAATCATGACAGTAGAACATGTTAAGGCGTGGAAGGTCACAGAAGAGAACACTTTGATCCTCAAGAACATATCTGGAGAGGCTGAGGCTACTTTTAAGTCTTGTCCTGGCTGGGTTCTCATTGAGGACTGGAGTGAGCGCCCGCGCTTTCTTTTGATGCCGGAATCCGTATTCCACACGTACTATCCGAACCTCGAATTCACTGAATTATCAATAGATTCGCGAGAAATACAAGGGGTATAATGAACCCCCTATGAAAGGAAAAACCATGAAGAAGCTCAAGCAGAAGTTTGAGGAAGACCCCATCTTCGCTACCACCCTTATCATCACCGGAGCAGTCGTTGCTACCGGCCTGATAAAGGCAATTGCGAAGGGAATCGAATCCTCTGCTTACGCCTACCGCGCCTCCAAGCTCTAAACCCATAAGGAACAAAACTCGAACTACAACTAATACTTGTGGTTTGAGTTTCTTTTTTTGAAAGGCATTACATGCTAGCAATTCATTTTGGAATTCGTGAAAGCGAAGTAGCCGTATTCAAGGGTCAGATCAGCCGTATGGTCTCAGAACCCCTCGAGATTCGTACATGGGCAGAGGCCTGGGATGCTGGGAATGATCCAGAGTTCATCTTGGAGCCTACCACCCACGTAGTACTCACCACCATGACTCCAATGGTTCTGCTCAACTTCATTGCTGGAAACTTCAGTAATTTCCTTGTCCCTCACGCAGCAGAGAACCTTGACGGTGTTCTGATGTTTGTTACGGACTCGGAAGAGTGGACCAGTGAGTACCTGGAACTCCGATATCCAGGATAAACTCGCGTAAAAATCAGGTGTTATAATGACCCAGTAAACCTCTTGAAAGGAAGTTATTATGCCTGAAGTCAACGTCGTTAAGAACACCCCCTCGAACGACTTTAGCCCTAAGCTGAAGTTCGTCGTTTCCGTGGGAGCCCAAGTAATCATTGGACTCCTCGGAATCGCCGTCACAGCTGCAGTTACAGTCGCCCTCGCTAAGGGTACCGAAACCGCCATTGAACTCGCTGAGTAATCACTCACAGATCCAACTGAACAAAACCTAAACTACAACTAACACTTGTGGTTTAGGTTTACATTTTTGAAAAGGAGATAAAATGCATGAGCCACTCTTTATAGAGCCTTGGTGGTTAATGGTATTAGTAGCCATTGCCCTATGGGTTCTATGGATTGCTCTGGTGCTCAACTTCCGAGCAAAGATTGACAATTACTTCGCTATGCGGAGGCACAACCGGCGTATGCGCAATTACATGAAGCGCAGCGCACAACTGGATATTGCAAGAAAGTTGGTCACCAGTGACACTCGCACTCGCCGCTAGGAACGCCCTTGGCGTTGTCAAGCAAAAGTCCCCGGTTATTCTAACGGGGCTTGCGATCGGAGGTGTTGTGACTACTACCGTATTGGCAGTACAAGCAACGCCTCGAGCAATCATCGCCATCGATGAAGACCAGGAGGACGGCACTACTCTCACTAAGTGGGAGGTCGTCAAGAAGGTTTGGCCCTACTATATTCCAGTCGTCATTACGGGCGGTCTCACGATCGCTTGTATGATTGGTGCCCAGAGTGTAAATACTCGGCGCCAGGCAGCTCTCGTTGGTGCTTTCACCATTACCGAAGGTGCCTTCCAGGAATATAAGGAACAGGTGGTCGAGGTACTTGGCAAGACCAAGGAGTCCTCAGAAGTTCGAGAGAAGATCATCCAGAAGAAGATTGAAGAGAATCCTCCTAGTAAGGATATCATCATCGGATCTGGTAACGTGTTGTGTTTTGACACGTATACTGGTCGATATTTCGAAAGTTCCATGGAGAAGATCCGTGCTGCCCAGAACGACTTCAATGAGATGCTCATCAATGGTGAGATGTACATGTCAGCGAACGAATTCTACCACCTGATCGATCTCGATGACGTTGTCGTCGGTGAGCAGGTTGGGTTCTCTCCTGAGAACACTATGAAGATCGAATTCACCTCTCGTCTGACCCCGGACGGGAGGCCTTGTCTTGCCATAAGCTTCCGAGCTCTTCCCCGGCAAGACTACAGATCGATGTTCCAATAGCCCTTGCCTATGCCCCGTCTGTACGGAGATCGGCGAAGACGAAATCTGCCACTGTCCGGAATGTGAGGGAGCCGGATTGTGACTAAAACCCTAAAGACCCCACTTGAATTAATTCAACCAACAAAGGAGAAAAAGATGGACAAGCTCAAGGCATACGCCGCAGCGGCAGGACAGAACAAGCAGCTGGTGGCGGTTACCGCTATCGCTTCTGCAGGACTGGCTCTGGTAATTGAGAACGGCATTCGTATTGCCATTCTCAAGAAGAAGGCCTAGGTCGCATATTTGAGGGCGCTGTCTATACGATGGCGCCCTCAAAAGCTCTCTTGAAAGGAGACTTTGATGGCCGAATCATCAGTAAAACGTACCACTGCTGAACTACACGCCCTTATTGCCCTGGCGACCGAACTCGGTTTCCTGGATGATCTGGCTGTGTGGCAAGCAGAACTCGCCGAAAACGAGCGTGTTGAGGGCGAGAAGACTTACCACTTTGCGTGGCAAGGACGCAACAAATTCATTGACGCAACTAGCGAAGATGAAGCTCGAGTTATGTTCGCTGAGCGCTTCGGCTTCGAAGCCTCTTTCGTATCGGCAACCGTCAAGGTTCTCGATTAAATATAAGGAGTAAGATGAAGAAAGTCACTTCGCTACTTGCCGTAGCGTTGCTGTCTGCTAGTGCCGTAATCGGCATTGGTACGTCAGCGTCGGCATCTGTCGTAGACTGTATCCCCTCTGAGGGAGTCGCAGCATACGACGAAACCATCACGGAGGCCTTTGACGAGATCATCGTCGATTCGGCAGCCATTGACCTCTGGTACTCTTGGACAGGTGGCCCGAGTGATGCTCATGCCTTCCCAGGCTTGGACTGGCAGGTTGATCAGGGAAACCACAACGGATTTGACCAGACTCCTGGTCTCCTCCAGCGTGACAAGGGCAACAGCGGAGAGAGCGACTGGTTCTATCACCAGGTAGTTGCTGCTGTGACCCACCCGGTGCACCACGATGCAGTTATCGTACACCACGATGCAGTTCCTCCCGTTACGTGCGGTGACGACGAGCCGGTAGTTCAGGTTGGTCTATATTGCTATGACAAGCTCGATGCCTCACTTCCGGCATCGTGGGAGAACTCTGGAGTGCAGACTCTCGTAGCTGTCAAGGCTGGGACTGAGGACTGGACTCTCGCTGAGAAGCTAGCACTCTGCTTTATTCCAGAAGAGTCCTGCGACCCTGTGTCGTCAGGTTCTCAGACCGACTGGGTGAGTACGGACGAGGAATTTACGTTCCCTGACCATATTCTCTACCCGACTGACAACATTGGCTGGCCGCCGATCTACAATGCTGTTCACACGGACCTTTCTCCGGCTTTGTCGGAAGAGGGTTGTGAGCCTGTTGTAGAACCTGAGTACTGCGTTGCTGATGGCGACTGGTACACTGAAGGCGACGACTCGGCTCCGGCTGAGACTGCTGATGGTCTGGTATTCACCGGTGGTTCTGGTAATGCTGTTGGCTACCGTCATGCGGTAACTGGCAACCTCCAGGGTCTCGACACGATCAACTACACGGCAAGCGGAGATCTTGATCTCTTCTATATCCGTATCGTTCTGGATTCAACGGAAGACGGTGGATGGGCATATGACTCGCTCACCGTTATTTCTGAGGGTCCGGTAAACGGATCGTCTATCGCGTCGTCGAACAAGCGTGGGTTTGTTACTCACACTCTTGACGAGTGGGCTGCACTTCTGCCCAACAGCGACATCACTTCCATCGGATTCCACCTGGACTCTGGCGCTAGTGCTGACAAGTCAGTAACTCTCGTATTGTTCGAGGGAAACTGCCTTGAGGGAGAATTCGGATATCCTGAGACCGTGGGCTTCCCTGCTCAGTTCTCGGCTGACCCGGATATTCCTACCTGTGACACTGATGGTGTAGCGCCGCTTCTTGGCGAGTACCCCAACGTGACAATCACATCTGACCGTCCTTTCGACGGTCCTGGAGAGTACACGATTACGGTTACGCCAAATGGAGATTTCATCCTGACGGATATTCCTGAGTCGTGGACTGTTAACCCTGATGGTTCGGCAAGTCGTGTCATTGATATCCTGCCCGCAACTGGAGTTACTCAGAGTGAAGACCCTGAGGCCGCTTGCTACGCAGCACCTCCTATCAGTGACCCGCCCACGACTAACCCTCCTGTGGTGACTCCTACTGGTACGATCCCAGCTCTTGGAGCGCATGACCCGATTGGTGGCATTATTGCATCGATCGTAGCCGGTCTTGCTGGTATCGGACTCCTGCTCTTCGGTCGTTTCCGTAAGGGTGCAGTAATCTAGTTATATCTGAAGGTCGAATTGCCACCGTAGACATACTTCCCCCAAGTGGTGTCTGGTAACGAGTCGATAGGTGTTTAGTGGCAAGAATGCCCTACGACTGACCTTCCTATAATCTCTTGAAAGGAGAATCGTGGCTATCAAAGCACACTTTACCATCTTCTCTGGTCCTCCTCGATCAGGTAAGACCAGATATGCCAACGAGTTGAAGTCTGATCCCAATCAGAAAGTCTTCATTCAATTCGAAGGCCATAACGAGGAACATGTCATACGACAGATATTTGCAGTTCTGGCTGATGGTTGTGATGTTATTTATGAAACCACGCATCCAGTTACTCGGATCTCACAACAGCTTTTGGATCGAGTAGACACCATTGAGGTGTTTAGAGTTAACTAATTCTCTTTGAAAGGAGAAAACTGATGGGCTACAACACGAAATCAAAGTACGGATTCTGGGCATTTGTCTTGGATCTTTTCCTCATCGTTATCACGGGAGGCATCTGGCTTATCTGGATGATCTTCCGTGCACTTAGGAGTAACTAATGGCTGAGTTGCCAGAAGACACCACAGAATATGATCTGAATCCAGATCGCTTCCTCATCCACGCCAAGCAGTTCGTCGTCGGCGCCAATGCTGTAGAGACCGCCGAGACCGGAGAGGAAGAGTTGACAGTTGAGCAGCTCTATATTGTCTGGTTCGCCAAGGTTCTTGGTAACTGGAAGGCCCTCATCTCGACGACTGTCCCTGGTGATGGTCTATATTTCGAGGTGACACACAGCGGTGAGAAGAACGAAACCTACGTGGATATTTACAGGAAGTCCGCGAATCACTTGTTCTCCCACAACAACCACTAACAAGAAAGAAAGATATGCTACGCAAAGAGATTACGTACACCAACTTCAATGGTAAGGAGGTGACGAAGCCATTCTTCTTCAACATCACGAAGGCTGAGATCGGTCTCCGTGAGATGGAGTCAGACGGCACCTGGTCTGAGACTCTTAAGACGATCCAGGAGTCAAACAAGGGCTCCGTCGTTCTCCCAGAGTTCCGTAAGATCATTCAGTGGGTCTATGGAGAGAAGAGCGAAGATGGTGAATCATTCCTCAAGAGTGATGAAATTTGGGCCAAGTTCAACAACTCAGAGCCCTGGTCCAAGCTTATCATGGAGCTCCTACAGAACCCAGGCTACGCAGCGCAGTTCATTAAGGAGTGCATGCCAGCAGATATGCAGGGTGCTCTTTCGGAGAAGTTGGCTGAACCCGGATTCCGTCCAGGAGCAGACACCTCTCGACCCACACCACCAGCTAATCCGCCAGCGGCCGCACCTCAACCTGAAGTTGTCCAACAGCCGGCGTATCTCGCTCCGGCACCTGTTGAAGTAGCTCCACAGCAACCAGCTACCGAAGCACCAGTAGTACAGCAGTCGACTCCTCGCGAGCCTGATCTGTCGCAGTAAATTCCCGAAAGGGAGCCCGGTCAGGGGTCGAACTCTGGCCGGGCACATAGATTTATGGGGAATATTCCGTCACTACCACCTCCTTTCAAGATAAAGTGGCTGGAATGTTTTAAATAACAGCAAATCAGTGCCCCGATTTTTATGAAGGTCGAATGACTACCGTAGACGCCACTTTTTCATAGGGGTTGCGTTTGGTAATGAGTTATATGCTTACTGTGTGTTCGTTGAAGTCCGGTGACTCGGGCTGTACCCAGGTCTATAAAAACGTGGAGCGATCTTAAGAAGCACTGATAGTCATATTTATGAGCTATAACTAACCTTCCCGTACCAGGGGATTTCCCAGTGCCTTCGATGACTTGACGAAAGTCAGTTAGCCGGAGGGGAATCTGAAATGACCGCCAATACCTAAAGGCGCCCTGGTACATCATATTTTTAGGGCATCGGATAAGCCTAATCCTGAGCGGAATACGCAGGGAAGAAATAAACCGACGACGAGCCGGAGTTAGACCTTGGTAGCAGTCCCCGGATAAAACGGGCTGTGAAACGTAGAGTATCGGAATCCTGGGCACGATCTAAAACTACCCAACCTTATTCTTTACAAGGAGAGAATGATGATGTTCAAGCGTTATATTAAGGTTAGCCTTGAAAAGAAGGCTGATGAGTATGGCATTATAATGCCGCATGATCGACCCAACCCGTATTATGAGAAGATCGTCGAACGGCAGACAAAGCGCTTGTTCGTTGGAAGTCTTATTCTCATTGGAACAACAGTAGTCCTGGTCACGGTCGGACAGATTACTGTGAACGCTCTAAACCCGGCCTCGCGAAAATAACAACCCCTATAATGAAGCCCCGTCTGGGACTTTATATTTCTCTTGAAAGGAGAATGTCATGGCATCAATTAATAAGCTTGCGCTCGTAAAGGGCGCTGCTGAGCTTGTCACCGCAGCTGGTGTCAGCGCAATCGTTGGAAACCTCGTTCGCGCAACCACGCCGGATGACATCAACAAGTTCCAGAAGGTCGTTATCGGCATCGGTGGATATTCTCTCGCCGCCGTCCTTGGCGGTCTCTCGGGAAAGTACATCGCTGACCAGATCGACGACTACGCAACCACGATCCAGGGCATCCTGAAGTCGGGTACGATCGTCGAAATCGAGGTTGCACCGGAGGACAAGGACGTGGATCCTGAGGTAGAAGCTGCTCCAGTCGAGCCGGCACCTGCCAAAAAGACCACCAAGCCGACCACCGACCAGGACTAATCCTGAGAAGTTAGATGGGAATTACAACCCATTTAGCTTTTCTTTTTAAAAGGACATATTATGGCTGAAAACGAAGAACCAACCCCCCAGGTAGACCCTGCACGCGCTTTGCGAGCAACATATCCTGCAAACAACAAAGCAAGTAAGAAGCCGGTCGACCAACCGGTGAAGAAGCTCGAGAAAGTCATCGAGGGGACAGCTATAAGGCAGAAGCCGCCCATCGGAAAGCGCATTCGTCAGGCATTTACTGGTGATGACGCTCGAAGTGTTGGCGATTACTTGCTCTTTGACGTGTTCCTGCCGGCTCTTAAGACGACTATATCTGACATGGCAAGTCAGGGTGTCGAACGTCTCCTCTTTGGAGAGAAGTCTCGTACTCCTGGTGCCGGTAACCGTCGTCCCGGAACTGTGAATTACAATATGATCAGTGGCCGAAACGTTGCGACTCGGGATGAGCCACGAGCTCTCTCCCAGAGGGACCGTGCAACGCATAACTTCGATCCGATCGTCCTTCCCACACGGCAGGATGCAGAGACAGTTCTGGCTAGCATGATCGACACGATCGAACAGTACGACATGGCTACTGTGTCTGACCTGTACGAGCTCGTGGGAGTCACTGGTAATTTCACAGATGACAAGTGGGGATGGACTAACCTTGCTGGAGCCGATATTACTCGGGTTCGCGATGGTTACGTGCTTGACCTGCCTCCGACGAAGCCTATCCGCTAATGGCTAACGCCAGGCAGAAGGCCATCATTGCTCAAGTCGTCGCTAAGTCAGGACTTTCACCGAGCACGGTAAAGGAACTATTCACGAAGGGGTGGTCGTACGAAACGGCCCAACACCTTCCAGATCGATGGACCAAGGAGGTACGTCGTGCCACTACCAATCCCAGCGAGTGAACTAGCAGTCAGGGATTATTCTGAAGCCTACGGGACTATTCGGAATATTTCAGAAGTTAAGGATCCGAAGACAGATGAAATCATCAGCATCGACATTGAATGGTGGAATGGGGAGAAGCACACAGGCATTTCCCCAGAAGCCATGTACGACATTATCCAAGGTGGCCTTACCGACAGAGAACCAAACCAGTCGGTTCGTGAAGGACTTGCCGAGGACCACCCAGATAAGTGATGAACCGGATTTCCGATTCTCATCATTCATGATGGATGTCGAGTCTTCTTTCAACTACGACAAGGAGCAGATGCTTGAGGCCATGGTGGCTGCGAGCGGTATGACTCCTGAAGAATTCGGTGTTGACTGGCTCATCGAAGAATATCCAGTCGAGATCCTGAAGTCTGACAACTTCAATGACGACGACTATATCTTCACAGTTCGACAGGAATTTAGGGCGCGCCTAAAAACTCCTGAGGAAAAACAATTAGCAATAGAAAGTGAGAAAAAATGATGATTCCAACGAATCTCAAAGGGGTTGTCGGGAGAGGAGGACTTATTCTCAAGAAGTTCGCTCCTGAGATCCTGACTGGCGTTGGACTTGTAAGCATGACGGGTGGCGCATTTCTGGCTGTCCGTGCAACGCTTAGGTTCGAAGACGTTCTACATGAGGCGGAAGAACGCCTCGAGGAAGCTCGTAACGTCAACGACGAACTGCCAGACGAAGTAGAGCCGTGGAGTGAGAAGGATATTCAGAAGCGCCTGTACAAGGCCTACCTGCGTAACGTTCTCGCATTCCTCAAGCTCTACGGACCGGCAACGTCGCTATTCGTAGCGGGTGCTGGATCGGTTCTCGCTGCTCATGGCATTATGCGTAAGCGTAACGTCGCTCTTGTTGCTGCATACAATGCAGTCGAGAAGAGCTGGGCAGCATATCGCGCACGTCTCATTGAGGACCTTGGCGAAGCTAAGGACCTTGACTATATTCGTGGCATAACGGAGACCAGCGAAAAGGGAGAAGACGGAAAGAAGACGTCTGCTATTGAGGTCGATCCGACCAAGATGAGCCAGTACGTCCGAGTCTTCGACGAGACCAACCCACAGTGGCAGAAGGAGCCTGGTTACAACCAGTTCTTCCTCGCTGCTGAGCAGAACTGGATCAATGACAAGTTGCTCCACTCGGGTCACGTATTCCTCAATGAGGTCTACGACCGTCTCGGCTTTGAGCGAACCACTGAAGGCGCTGTCGTCGGGTGGATCATCAAGAAGGATGGTGACAACTTCATTGACTTCGGAGTCTATGATGCCTCAACTCAGTCCAAGCGACGTTTCGTCAATGGATTCGAGAACAGCATCTGGCTTGACTTCAATGTCGATGGTGTCATCTACGATCTGATCTAGCCCATTGGGGGCTGATGGAATCATATCTGTCAGCCCCCACCCGCTTCACAAGTACATATTTCAAATAGGAGATACCTAATGGACACCATCGTTCCAAAGCCCATGCCACCAAAGAAGAGAGAACCCAGTGCGGAGACTCTGAAGATGCAGCAGGATATTCGTGCACTCACGAACGCCCTACTCGATGACGAAAACACGGTCCTGGAAACTCCAGAGCCTGTAGTCGTCGAGAAGCCGGCTGTCGTACGTCCGAAGAAGCCTTACCATCCTGACCCGCATCTGACTGCACGCCCTTTCAAGGACAACGCAGAACTGCATGCTCTTCAGGTACGAATGAATGCCCAAAAGCGTAACACCAAAACCAAGGAGAAGAATTGATGAACCAGAATCTTAAGACTGCACTGATTGCAGCTGCGGGAGTACTCGCAGGAGGTGTCACCGGATATTTCATCGGTGGTGCCATCGTTACCCAGAAGACCCAGAAGATGCTTGACCTGTTCATTGAACAGACCAACGCTGACTATGAGGACTTCAAGAACCGTCACACCAAGTCAGGGGAATATTCCACTGTCGAAGGTGCCGCAGCAGTGCTCCTTCCTCCCAAGGAAGAGGACGAGCCGGGAATCCAGCTGTTCGAGGATGAGGAACCTATCATCCCGAAGGACTTCATCGACCAGTTCCACGAGCGTGTCAACGGCCCCTACGGTGGAGTGAGCTTCCCTGGACAGGTGGAGTCGGCCACTAATGCAGATGAGGAGGATGACGTGCCTATTTCTTCGGTACCCGGATTCCTTTCCGTCCGTGACCCAAATGGTCCTTACGTTATCAGCATTGATGACTACATGGACGACGCGGAAACCCCATTCGAGAAGGTTGAGATGACATATTTCGAGGGTGATGACACTCTCGTAGATGCTCGCAACCAGATCGTACCCGACATTGATGGTGTCGTTGGTAAGAAGAACTTTGACAAGTGGGGTCAAGGAACGACGGATCCAAACCAGGTTTACGTTCGCAATGAGCGTCTCGAGCTAGATATCGAGATCACTCGCGATGACAACACCTACACTCGAGCAGTCCTCCATATTATCCCGGAGGAAGAAGTACAGCGCTCGATGACCAAGCCGCTGAAGATGCGTGAGGGTGATGACCGTTAATGGCACACTCGACGATCGCTATCTGACCTGGCTTCACCGTCAACTAGAACCTGACACTCTACGCAATCCTGCGCGTTCTCATTGGAAGCTGTTCATTCAGCTACATGGGACAGAGTTCACGTGGTTCATTCCAAATGATGACAACCGCTTATTTGATGGACTCGACATTCGTGCCGAGTACGTTGATGCGGAAGAGGGCGGCGACGTTCCTGGACACTGGCTTTCACAGGCCTGCTCGTTCTTGGAAATGCTCGTCGCCCTCAGTCGTCGGATGGCATTTGAGACCGAGCGAGAGCCAGATTTCTGGTTCTGGCAAATGATAGAGAACCTTAATCTGCGTATTTACACGGATGAGGTTTATGACAGCGAAGTGGAAAGTTTGGTTGATGATATTATCACAGGTGTCATTCAGCGGACTTTCCGGGCGGATGGGAGCGACGGCTTGTTCCCACTCCGCCATCCGGGGACAGATCAAAGAGAAGTCGAAATATGGTATCAGATGTCCCAGTATCTTATGGAGAACATCGTCGTTTGACTCACGCTCTTGAAAGGAGGAAGTGATGGATTTTTATCAGCTTAAAGAGCGTGAGTTAGACGGAAAGAAGACCGGTGTAGTAGAGGTATATCCTGACTTCCGGATTGTAAGATCTAAGGATCTTATGGTCCGCGGCAAGCAGTTCTATGCCATTTGGGATGCCGAACGAAACCTCTGGTCACAGGACGAGTACGATGTACAACGCCTAGTCGATCAGGAAATTGCCGATCATGAAGTAAAGGCAACAACCGTCATTGAGGTGCACCGCAAATATCTTGGGAACTTCAGCACTAACAGCTGGCTTTCCTTTAGAAATTATGTAGGGCACCTCTCTGACAATAGCCATCAGCTTGACGCTGAGTTGACCTTTGCAAACACGGATGTGAAGAAGGAAGATTATGTCTCAAGACGTCTACCTTACCCCCTGGCAGCGGGAGATATTAGCGCGTATGACGAACTCATCGGTACTCTATACTCACCAGAGGAGAAAGCTAAACTGGAATGGGCTGTTGGAGCTATTATGGCCGGCGATGCCAAGCATATCCAGAAGTTCATTGTCCTATACGGTGCGGCTGGTACCGGAAAGTCTACGTTCCTCATCATTCTGCAAAAGCTCACAGACGGATATTTCATCACGTTTGATGCTAAAGCCCTTACCGGGAATAACAACGCTTTCTCCACAGAGGTATTCAAGTCTAATCCACTCGTAGCAATCCAGCACGATGGAGACTTGAGTCGTATTGAGGACAACACGAAGTTGAACTCAATCGTATCTCACGAAATTATGACGATGAACGAGAAGTACAAGCCCTCGTTCGATGCGATCATCATGGCATTTCTCTTCATGGGTACTAACAAGCCAGTGAAGATCACGGATGCCAAGTCGGGTCTTATTCGTCGTATGATCGATGTGAAGCCTACTGGAGAGAAGGTGTCTGCTCGTAAGTACCAGTCGCTCATGGCACAGATTGAATTCGAGCTGGGGGCTATCGCTGCTCACTGCTTGGAGGTATATCGTGAAATGGGTAAGGATTACTACTCGGGCTACCGGCCAGAGGACATGATGCTTCAGACAGACGTGTTCTTTAACTACGTCGAGTGGTACTGGGATGATCTCAAGGAAGCAGATGGCATCAGCCTGACGCGTGCCTATGATCTGTACAAGGAATATTGCAAGGACTCGAGCCTTGACTTCGTAATGCCAAAATATAAGTTCCGTGAGGAGCTGAAGAACTACTTCGGAAGTTTCGAGGATGTTCATGTGGATGCTAACGGTAGTCGGGTTCGGGGTTGGTATACTGGTTTCACAGCTGACAAGTTCAAGTCACAGAAGCACGTCGAGGAAGATTCTCGTGTGTTCTCTCTGGTAATGGATGAGACAGAGTCTATATTTGACCGTGAGATGGCCAGAATGCCAGCCCAGTACGCAACGGCTAATGACGATGAGTACATGAAGTTCTGGAGCAACAAGCCCCGTACAGGAAAGAATGGCAAGGAGTATATTCCGGCAGATAGTCGGGTTGTACACACTACCCTTCAGGATCTGGATACCCACAAAGAACATTACGTCAAGGTGCCTGAGAATCATATTGTCATTGACTTTGACCTGAGAGGAGCAGACGGTGAGAAAAGCGCAGAGAGAAATCTTGAAGCAGCTTCTAGCTGGCCTTCTACCTATGCCGAATTCAGTCGTTCTGGAGGAGGAATTCATCTCCACTATATCTACGATGGAGATGTCGCCGATCTTAGTTCGGTCTATGACGATGGAATCGAAGTCAAGGTATATCGAGGTGATGCCAGCCTACGACGAGCCCTTAGCCGATGCAACAATGTCCCGGTGGCAACAATTAATAGCGGACTCCCGCTAAAGGAGAAAAAAGTGATGAATTCCGACCAGATCAAGTCTGAGAAAGCTCTCAGAGAATTGATCGAACGGAATCTTAAGAAGGAAATTCACGCTGGCACTAAGTCAAGTGTGGACTTTATTCATAAGATTCTAGAGGATGCATATGCTTCGGGACTCGTCTATGACGTTACCGACATGCGTAATCGTATCCTCGCGTTCGCCAGTAACAGTACAAACCAAGCCCTACCAGCTATTCGTGTGGTTGCCTCGATGAAGTTCGCTTCTGAGGTAACTGTTGAGAAGTATGAGGAAGTCGCAATGGAAGAGGCACCACTTGTCTTCTTCGATACCGAGGTCTTCAAGAATCTCTTCATGGTCTGCTGGAAGTATGCTGGTGCGCCAAACGTAACGACCATGATTAACCCCACGCCGGCTGAGATTGAGCAGTTGATGAAGTTCCGTCTTGTCGGTTATAACAACCGTAAGTACGACAACCATATTCTCTATGCTCGCTATCTCGGCTATGACAATGAGCGTCTCTACAAGCTCAGTCAGAAGCTCATTAGCAACGTCCCGAATGCCATGTTTGGTGAGGCCTACAACCTCGCTTACACGGATATTTATGACTTCGCCAATGAGAAGAAGAGTCTCAAGAAGTGGGAAGTCGAGCTCGATATTCCACACATTGAGCTGGGTATGGACTGGGATGCTCCTGCTGACGAGAGCCTTTGGCCTCAGATTGCAGAGTATTGCGCTAACGATGTCCGAGCAGAAGAGGCAGTCTTTAACCACCGTAAGGAAGATTTCCTTGCACGGCAGATTCTGTCTGAGCTCTCCGGACTCCCAATGAGTGCTACCACGGCGCAGCACACCTCGAAGATCATATTCGGGGACAACCGCCGTCCGCAGGAAGACTTCGTATACACGGATCTTTCGAAGGAGTTCAAGGGCTACGAGTTCAAGCTCGGTAAGTCAACTTATATGGGTGAAGACCCTAGTGAGGGAGGCTACGTATATTCTGAACCTGGGATGTATGAGAATGTCATTGAGCTGGATGTTGCATCCATGCACCCTACCTCGATCGAGCAGCTTGAGTTGTTTGGACCTCACACCGAGAAGTATTCGGAGATCAAGAGGGCTCGTATTGCTATCAAGCGTCGTGACTTCGAGAGTGCAAAACTCATGTTCAATGGTCGTCTTGCCAAGTTCCTCGAGGATATTGAGGGAGCAGAAGCTCTGGCCTATGCGCTCAAGATTGTTATTAACATTGTCTACGGATTGACGTCAGCACGATTTGACAACATATTCCGTGACCCTCGCAACGTCGATAACATCGTCGCAAAGCGTGGAGCATTGTTCATGATCAATCTGAAGCACAAGGTTCAGAAGTGGGGCTACCAGGTCATCCATATTAAGACGGACTCGATCAAGATCGTTGTTCCCAAGGGTGAAGACCCTAAGAGCATTATCGATATGGTCATGGAGTACGGTGAAGAGTTCGGTTACGAGTTCGAGCATGACGCTACCTATGAGAAGATCTGCCTCGTCAATGACGCGGTATTCATTGGTAAGAAGACTGACGGACGCAAGCCTTCTGAATGGAGTGCCACAGGAGCTCAGTTCCAGCACCCCTACGTATTCAAGAAGCTCTTCACGCACCAGCCCATCCAGTTCAAGGACAAGTGCGAGGTAAAGTCGGTAACGACCAGTCTCTGGCTCGAGTTCACTGATCCGGATGAGGCCATGGCTCTTGACGAACCAAACCGCCGCTTTGTCGGTAAGACGGGTATATTCTGCCCGATCGTACCCGATGGGGGAGGTGGACGACTTTGCCGTGAGAAGGATGGGAAGTTCCATGCTGCTACTGGCTCCACCGGATATTTCTGGTTGGAAGCCGACATGGTAAAGACTCTTGAGAAGGAGAAGCAGATCGACATGCGTTACTTCGATAATCTCGTCAATGCTGCCAAGGAAGATATTGGTAAGTTCGGCGACGTTGAATGGTTCGTGTCGTGAGTACCGGAGTCCCCTCTGAGGGATACGTTCCGGTATATCTCGAAGATCGCACGTTGATTGGGAAAGCTAAAATCTCAAATGACGGTAAGCACATCGAGATTGATATCCCTGGAGATTCTCCCGTTGCTGAGTTGATGGCTGAAGGCCTTATTGGTCTCAGTACTTGGTCAATGGCGGCAGGTACTCCTGTGGGAGCGTTTAAAGAAGAAGTTACAAACAATAAAGGAGAAAACTGATGGCTAAGGCTGCAGCAAAGCGTCGCATGGACGACGTGACAATGGAAGGGGTGCAGATCCGCATCCGAAACTTCACTGGTAAGGAGGGGACCTACAACGTCAAGGGACAGCGTAACTTCCTCGTTCTTCTCAATGATGACGTTGCTGACGCAATGCTCGAAGATGGATGGAACGTAAAGTACCTGAAGCCTCGCGACGAAGATGAGCGTCCGCAGCCCTTCCTCAAGGTCAAGGTGAACTTCGACAGTGAGCCCAAGCCCCGTGTTGTTCTCGTTACCACGCGTAACAAGACGACTCTGAGCGAAGAGGATGCCTATATCCTCGACTGGGCAGACATCGTATCCTCGGATCTCATCATCAATCCATACCAGTGGACGCGAGATGACGGTCGTAGCGGAATTACGGCCTATCTCCGCGCTGGTTACTTCACGATCAACGAAAACGAGTTGGACCTGAAGTACGCAGATGTTCCTGAGAACCAGGTAGACAGTGCCCAGGCAAATGCCGGCAGTGTTCACTTCGTTGACTCTGACGATCTGTAACAATGGAATTTGATTGTGGTGGGTGTGGACATTCCTTGGGATTCCACACCCACCATGGTTGCCAGCACTACGGGTGCAACTGCCGTAATGCTCAGATTAACATTATCTACAATCTAGTAGACTATGTTGTAGAAAACCAAAGAGCATATGACGAAGTGGAGTAAGGTATTGAGTAACGAAATTACAGTACACTATAAGATGCTCACGAAGCACGTTCTCGAGGATGAGAATGAAGTGCGCCGATATTCATGCTCAGAGTGTGGTCAGGACATTTTCAATGTGAATGTCCACGCCCAGTTTGAGCACGACACGTTGCTCTTCGACATCGATCCCGAGGAGGCTCCAAGAGAGCATGATGCCCCCTTTCACCCCTGTGGAGTATCTGGATGCGAATTCGCCCCACATGAGGGCGGTCCTCATTCGTGGGAGTCAAAAGCGAAGGAGTTAACAGATGAAGCAAACGTTTAGAAGTCGTATTCGTGAGTGGAGATACTGGCATATCACGCGTAAGACTCAGAACTTTGTTCCGTGGCTTGCTCGAAAGCTGCCACGGAAGCTGAAGTACTACGTTGTTATTCACGGTATGGTTTCCGTGGAGCCCAATGTAGAGCCTACGAGCGTCACGGGCATGCAGATGCTGAAGCTCTGGAACCCGGATGAGATCGTAAGATCTAAACCTCTTCATGATCTTTTGGGTGAGCCTAAGCGTGCAGAAAATAACCAAGACCTTAAAGTTTGTCCCGAGTGTACTGCTGGAAAGCATAACAACTGTGACGGCTTTGGGGATATTGACGATGACGACAATCTACTTCGATGTGGTTGCTGGCAGCGTTACCATTTGCTAGAGATCGAAGGTAGTGACGTTGAGAATCCGCACAAAAAAGTATAACTACGGCTGGGGGAATCCTGAGGAACCCCTACGCTGTGTCCAGGTGACCGAGAAGAACTACGTCGATATTGCTAACTGGGTCGTCTCAGTCAACGCAAAGGGCGAGAAGAAGCCGGCACTGGCTATCGTCAAGGTTGGTAAGAACAACGTTGAGTCCGATCACCGCGTACAGTTCAGTACTCCTAACGGAACCCGTGTTGCCCGAGTGGGTGACTGGATCGGTAAGGAGTGGTCTGCTGTATGCATCGTCGTTAAGAAGGCGGACTTCGAGAGAAATTTCTTCCCCGTCTAACCATTTATCCTGGGTATGATTTAAAACTGCCCTTCTCTTGAAAGGAGACATATGCCTAGTATTGAAGGATTGGCCGATGAGCCATGCCTTATTTGTAATCACCTACTTCGACACCATGTGAACGGACCAGAGGTCAAAGGCGCATGCCAGGGTCTCTTGTGTCGGTGCGATGGGTTTGTCTTTAATCCTACCCCAGTAGCAGACAAGATGGGAAGACTTTACGAAGAAGCAGTTCTTGAACCGGACATGGTAAATCATCCCCCGCACTACAAGAGTGGTTCCATTGAGGTCTGGGACTTCATTATCGACCAAGATCTCTCTTACGCATCCGGGAATGTAGTAAAGTATATTTCCAGAGCAGGTAAGAAGGGTAAGGACACCCATCTGCAGGACCTTGAGAAGGCACAGGCATATCTCAAGCGCGAAATTCAACGAGTAAAAGATCTCTTGAAAGGAGATAAAAGTGGATGAAGAAATGTCAGAGCTGATTCATCAGCCGAATGCTTGGCATAACAGCGATGGACAAGTCCTTATGCTGTGTGCCATTGAGGAAATGCACCCGCTAGCCAAGGGCAGTAAGCAGGCAGTCACCGTCATTGGTGGCCTTGCTATCTGTCAGGATCACATGGAGAAGGCTATTGACGCTCTCCGTGCAGGTCAGCCGATCACTCAGATCGTCATGCAGGCCCTGGCTGGTGAGTTCTAGTGAGTCGCGACGACGGCTACCTGGTTCGCCAGAGGCCTCGTAAGACTTACGCGATGGCTGGCAAGTGGGTAGTACAACACTACTTCACAAGTGCTCAGTGGCCGGATATTAACGATCCTAGTCTTGAGGAGTACGGCAATCTGGAGTCAGCACTTGGGGCGTATAAAGACGCTGCGAATGAGACTGAGTATGGTTTCCGTATCGTACAGGACGAGCCACTTATTTCTGGTGGCTCCACCGTCTACGATGCTGAGCACACCGAGGAAACGCTTAGGCGGGTCTATGGTGCTCTGCATACCGAAGGCATCTACGGTCAAAAGGCTGTGGATGTAGTCAATGCAATTCACAACAACGGCGTACTATTTAGGGATCGATCATGATTACGGAGTGGTGGCAGTGGATATTCGTGATTGCTGGAGGACTCCTGCTTGCGGGAATCTCCTACATCCTATTCAGTATCATTATTGGGCTGATTGCTATGTGGAGCGGTAAGATCTACTGGCACACTTATGCCTGGGCTCACAACCGTAAAGCCCGTAAGCTGAATGAGAAGGCTCGACTTGAGCGACTCAAGCGTACGGATTGGGAAGGCATTCGTCTTCCTATGGGCAAGTCTGGCGAATTGACATATTCTGTCGAAGAGCAGATGTCCTGGGTAAGTGTTGACTCCCATCGTCTTGAGAAGGTCCTTAAGGATCGTGCTGATGACCTGGGAGTTGAGTTCCAATTTGCTACCAACAACGCGACGAGAGAAATCTCTGTTCGTTGGGCACCACGTCTGCGCGTGGATAAATAGGTCTTAGGCGCAGAGCGGGTAATGGGGTGACTTCATAGAGGAGGAGATCATCAAACGGGTTGAAGCCGGATTTGCTAACTAGTTTAGCCAAAAACCTACCCCATTATCGTGACAATTACTAGCATGCACCGGTTGAAAAAGCCCGGATAGTCGGTCACTATGAGTGATCCAAAAGCCCCTGCTGATTAATTAGGTCATTCATAGGCTGTGTGACGAGAATGGACGGACTGATTACCCGTCTATACGAGGCTCGTCAGGGGGCCGCTCTAGGAAATCTTACTGACCTAGAGCGGCCCTTCCACCAAACTCTCTTGAAAGGGGAAGAGTGCCTAGCAATGAGATTCAACTAGCTGCTCATATTCAGTTAGAAGGCATGAAGAACGTTCTCATTGCGAATCCCACTGAAGGTGAGTATTTCATTGAGAATCTAAAGATGCTTGATGGTGGTGAGCAAAACTGGGTACTGACGTTTCTGATCATGCATCTGTCACGGCAGTTTCCGCAATTTTATTTCATTAGAACTGAGAGCCTGGACCCGAATGTTCGAGGTATCTTAGTCCGTTGGAGGTTTAAAAGATGAGCATTACTGACTCGGAAGAGCTGGCTAAAGCAAAGAAGGACGTGGAAGCATCTGTTGCGGCTTATATCGCAATCCGTGAGAAGGAAGACAATGACGTTGACAACATCTACGTTGTCGCATGGGCAGTACACGCCGAGTACCTAAAAGCTGATGATATTAACGATGGTAAGACCACCTCGGTCTCTATTGTTAAAGAAGATCAGATGGCTAGTGCTACTATGGGACTCTTTGAATTCGGAAAGCAGGATTTTTCACAATGGAAGCGGTAGTTGAGAAGTTTGTCAAGATCTTTGGTTACGAGGATTACGTCATAAGTAGTTCGGGAGAGATTCGTCGCTTCCCGTTCCTCCGTGATGATGTAGTCGCTACTAACAAAGCCGCTAACGGCGGATTGAAGGTGACCCTTGGAGACTTGGGTTATTATTCTACCCGCATGCTCAATCGGCTGGTTGCTGAGAATTTTCTCGATGACTACGACGATCAGCTTGAGGTTGTCTTTATTGATGGTGATAAGACGAACTGTAGAGTTGACAATTTGAAGATGGGAACCATGCGCAGGCGTGGAAGGAGAAGAGACTGATGGCTAAGAAGATTAAGAAGGATGAGCGAGAGCTTATTCATGTGGAGATCCTCATTAGACTGGAGGGGTCTATCATTGAGAATCGTATGACGGTTTTTGAGATGCCTATCGAAGGTCGCGATGAGGCCACAGGAGCAGTTAACATTGAGACGAAGACTCTCATCAACAAGATGAAAACTGCGCTTGATGGACTGCGCTGATGAAGATCCTAATTGACGTTCTCGTCACACTGGCAGCCTTCTTCGGAATGCTTGGATGGTACTATCTCGTAGAGTACCTCTTTGCGATGATCTAATGTTCGGCGATCCAATTCAGTTTATTCCCTGGGATACGAAGTGGAAGGTCGTACCAGGGTTTCATACATATTTCGTCAGTAATCATGGGCAGGTCTTTGACATGTCTAGATTGATTATTGTCGAGCAATTCCTAGATCCCGATTTTACTATCGTGGTGAATCTCAAGAACAAGAACAATGGGTGGTACACAGAAAGTGTCGACAGACTACGACAACAAGCATTCGGAGAAACCGATGAAGACGATAACCTTCCTATTGATAAAACCGGGCGTCGCTACGACGAAGACGTTTTACATGTGTGGGATGTGCGGACAGCCCGTGCAGCTTCTTAACGTGGATAAGCATGCCAGCTTTGTTCATGATGTTTTCAATACCGTGCTAGTTGATTTGGATGCAAAGGAAAGTAATAATGCAGGTTGAAGAAGTCTTCGTCGAGATCCCGATGTTCCCTAACTACGCAGTTAGCAACTACGGTGAGGTCATTAACCAAAAGACCAATCGTGAGTTGAAGCCTTGGGTGACGAAAAAAGCTGGCGGGAAACTTATGGTGAAACTTTATCGTGCCGGAATGGCGCATAATTTCTTCGTCCACCGCCTAGTAGCTCAAGCATTCTTCATCGACTACGACGATGTTGTTGAGGTATACCATCTTTCCGAGAACAAGCAGGACAACTGTGTTACCAACCTACATTTGGTGGCGCCCAGAAAGTAAGGAGCAATGATGAATGCCCCGATACACAAACATAGGCTGAAGTTCGAACCCAATGAAGGAACTCCAGGAGATACCTTTGGAATGACTTTCCGTTGTTCTAAATGCAATCAAGCAGTCACTTACAGGAGAATTGAGATTGAGTTTCTACTACTTGGATACATAATCCCTAGGAACTTTGATACTCGAATCCAATGGATGGGCGAGGCTTTGTTTGGGATAGCCCCTATGGAGAGATCAACACTTCGTGCTCGAGCTGAAGAACGATCAAGAGAGAACAAACGCAGGAGAGACCTGCTAAAGAAGAACTTCGGCGAACCGGGTGGTCTGTTTGAGTCTTGAACTAGATCCACATCAAATCCAAGCAGTGAAGGAGATGCATAATGGATGTGTACTCAAAGGAGGAGTCGGAAGCGGTAAGAGTCGCACTGCGCTCTTTTATTACTGGACTCGAGTCTGCCTGGGCAGCGTTCGAACAAATGGCAAAGGTGATTGGGGACGTGCTCAAAAGCCTCGCGACCTCTATATCATCACTACAGCCAAGAAACGAGAGAAGCTGGAGTGGCAGGGAGAACTTCCCCCGTTTGGGCTCAGCCCGGATGGAACATCACTCAGGGGCGATATTAAAGTCACAGTTGACTCCTGGAACAATATTGAGAAGTACGCGGAGGTAAAGGATGCGTTTTTCATATTTGACGAGCAAAGGCTTGTTGGTAGTGGAGCTTGGGTCAAAGCCTTTCACAAGATTGCCAAGGCCAACCGGTGGATTGTTCTCAGTGCTACCCCAGGCGACACTTGGATGGATTACGTCCCGATTTTTGTGGCCAACGGGTTCTATAAAAACAGAACTGAATTCATTCGACGCCATGTCGTTTACAATAGCCGTACCACATTCCCAAAGGTTGATCGTTACGTTGAAATCCATCATCTCGAATCGCTACGTGGACGTGTCCTGGTGGAGATGCCGTACGAGCGACAAACAACACGTCATATACAGAACTACCTCGTACAATACAATAAAGTACTCTTTGATAGGGTGGCTAAAGATCGCTGGCACGTTTATGAGGATCGTCCGATCAAGGATGTTCAAGAGCTCTTCGCCGTAATGCGGAAGGTTGTGAACTCCGACTGCGATAGGTATGGTGCCCTCATGAAGCTCATGGAGACTCACCCTCGCTTGATCGTGTTCTATAACTTCAACTACGAGCTAGACATCCTTAGAAGCCTCGCTGGAACTACTGAGACCCCTGTTGGGGAATGGAACGGTCACAAACATCAGGAGATCCCTGAGACGGAGAAGTGGTTGTACTTAGTTCAATACACTGCGGGGTCGGAGGGGTGGAATTGTGTGACTACTGATTCAATGGTCTTCTGGTCACTCAACTACTCGTACAAAGTGAACGAACAGTCTAAGGGTCGTATTGATCGAATGAACACGCCATTCACAGATCTATACTACTACATCTTTAGATCGGCTGCACCTATTGACAACGCAATAGCGAAGGCCATAGCAACGAAGAAGAACTTTAACGAGAGTAACTATTACAAGCTGAACTTTAGGCTTGCCGCGTAAGGAGAAGAATGATGAAGAAAACTTTCTGGTGCCGGATCGGAATCCACACCGTACTGTATTCTGTCATGGGTCCTAATCACTCAGTATGTAAAGATTGCAAAAAGATAATCCATCACCATGGTGGAGAATGTGCATGGCTGGGTAAATATTGGGAGGAGCCGACAAATGTTGGAACATCCGACAGTAACCACTAAGAAGGTTCTGAACTTCACAGAGGAGCTCTACTCTCGTGATCTAGGAACCCTCATGGGAGCGATACAGGCAGAAGAATCCAGACGGACGGAAGCTGAGAGGATTGCGTTAAGAGCGGGATGTGGATTAACCATTCATACCCATGAGCAGCACACCGATTACTATCTAGACTATTCAGTACCTAAGGGTGCTGTAGACGTTCAGCTGTATTCGGGAGCGTGAACCATGGGGTTGTTTGAGACTGAGTTCCGAACCATTAATGAGTTCCCGGAATTCGAGATTAACCTGCAGGGTGAGATCCGGAGGAAGGATACGAGAGTCCCTAGACCGACCCATTCGGGGTATTATGGTGAGGTGATCAAGTTCACTAAGGACGGTCATCGGTATTTGCGGAGCGTCGAGAAGCTTCGACGGATTGCATTCTCTGTTTCCAACTGATGTGAGAGTGTCATAAGTAGTGTCATAAGTCTGTGACATTTTACTATGACACTCTCACAGGAAACTCACAGGAAACTATCAGAAAAGTACAAATGTTATCGTTTTTGCGTTTTGACTTATGACAAAACTTATGACGAATGTTATGACACTTTTGGCAAAAATCTCAATAAAGAGAAGGCCTCCGATAAATAGTTCAAATTTTTGACTAACAAACTTACTGGAAAAAATATTCTATAAAAAAGTTTATAACCCAAAAAACTTATGACACTTCGAAACTTATGACACTCGCAGGAAAAACATGTGTTATAATAGAAGGAAGAGAATGTCTATAGACATTTCTTACCTTTTTGTCTAAAGGAGAAAACTGATGACCCAAACTAGACTTGAAAGGGAGTTCCAAGCGACATTGATCGAAGATCTACGTTTGCTATTCCCTGGATGCATTATCCAAAAGCTCAATTCGGGCTACCAGCAAGGAATCCCCGACCTTCTGATTCTATGGAATGATCGTTGGGCAACACTCGAGTGCAAGAAATCTGCAAACGAGACTCCCCGCCCAAACCAGCCGCACTTCGTGGCAGTAATGAACGAGATGTCATTCTCTTCATTCATCTATCCAGAGAATCGACAGGAGGTCCTTGATGCGTTGGAACGCACACTACGATCTTCAAGGTAAGCATGCCTTCATGGCTCCTAGTTCTCCTTATTGGGTAAACTACGATGAAGAGAAGATGGATAAGTCCTACTTCACTTCCCAGGCAGCACGTCTTGGAGACAGGAAGCACCATCTCGCCGCAGAGCTTATTTCTTTGCGCGTTAAGCTTCCACCGATCCAAAAAACCATGAACCTGTATGTCAATGACGCTATAGGTTACAAGATGACACCCGAACAACCTCTGTACTATTCAGAGAACTGTTTCGGAACTGCAGATGCTATTTCTTTCAGACAGGACTCTAAGACCGGCCGTTGGATGCTCCGCATTCACGATCTTAAGACTGGCGCCACTCGTACGACCATGAAGCAGCTCGAAGTCTATGCTGTGCTGTTCTGCTACGAGTACAAAGTTAACATGGCAGACATCGACATTGAGCTTCGTATCTATAAGAGCGACGCTGTTGAGATTCTTGAGCCAGATCTTGATGATCTACTCCACATCCTCGACAAGATTACCACCTATGACAAGCGAATCGAAATGATTAAGAAGGAGACCTACGGTGACTGACGACGACACCCTAGCTCACTATGGTACCAAACGTCATTCCGGCCGCTACGAGTGGGGTTCGGGTAAAGACCCATACCAGAGTGGCATTCATTTTCTTGCAGCGTACGACGAACTAAAGAAGAAGGGTCTTACTGAGACTGAGATTTCCGAAGGCCTCGGATTTGAGTCTACTGCAGACCTTCGAGCTCGTCGTACTATCTCCTCTACGGATATTCGTGCAGACAAGCAACGTCGTTTAAACACGTTGCTTCAATCCGGCATGTCCATGAGCGCGGCAACCCGTGAGATGGGTCTTTCAGAGTCCTCAGGTAGAGCTCTAATGGATCCCATCGTTCAGGCTCGAGCCAACCGCATCGGAGTAACGGCAAACCTTCTAAAGGATTACGTTGCTAAGTACGACTATGTCGACATCGGTAAGGGCGTTTCGAATCACATGAACATCAGCCCCAACCAATTGGCAACCGCCTTGGCGATGCTTAAGGAACAGGGCTACACGGTTCAGTACACGAACGTGCTTCAGGTAGGCACCGGATTGAACACGAGCTTGAAGGTTCTTACTAAAGACACAGTTGATGGTAAGGAGCTCTGGGCTAATCGTGACAAAATTCGTGCAATTAGTGATCACATCGATCCTGATACCGGAGACATCGTCTCTCTTAAGCCGCCGGTACCCATCAGCGCCAAGCGCGTTGGTGTTATCTATGGCCCTGATGGTGGTGCTGATGCTGATGGCGTTATGTATATTCGTCCTGGTGTTCCCGACGTATCTCTTGGTAACAAGCAGTATGCTCAGGTCCGTGTGGCAGTCGGCGACGACGGCAATGGGAAACCAACACACTACCTAAAGGGTATGGCGATGTACAGCGATGACCTTCCAAAGGGTGTAGACATCATGTTCAACACGAACAAGTCAAACACCGGCAACAAATTGGATGCGTTGAAGTCTATTAAGGACGACGCTGACCCGCTCAACCCATTTGGTTCGATGACTGATCAAAGATCATACGTTGACAAGAACGGAGAGACTAAGCAGTCTGTCCTGAACATCGTCAATGAAGAGGGCGACTGGTACACTTGGTCAAACAAGTTCTCATCTCAGTTCCTATCCAAGCAAACTCCGCAACTCGCAAAGGAACAGCTTACGCTGACCACCAATGCTAAGAAACAGGAGCTCCAGGACATCGTTGGGCTTACTAACCCGGCTGTCAAGAGGAAGCTTCTTAAGAGTTTCGCAGATGGTGCTGATTCATCAGCCGTTAAACTTCAAGCGACGGGTCTTCCCCGTACTGCAACCCACGTAATCCTTCCGATTAATAGTCTTAAGGACAACGAGGTCTACGCTCCGAAGTACAACACTGGTGAAACGGTAGTTCTTGTTCGTCATCCTCATGGTGGTATCTTTGAGATCCCCCAGCTTGTTGTTAACAACAGCAATAAGGAAGCACAGCGATCCATTAACGGCGCTAAGGATGCAATTGGAATCAATGCTAACGTAGCGAAGCGTCTTTCAGGCGCAGACTTCGATGGTGATACGGTTCTAGTTATTCCTAATGGAACGGGAAAGGTAAAAACATCCCCCGCCCTCCTAGCGTTGAAGGATTTCAGTCCGACTGACGAATATAAACTGCCAGATGACAGTCTTAAGGGTCTTCGTGGGTTTAAGAATCCTGAGAAAATGAAACAAGCCTTGATGGGCGACATTTCTAACTTGATCACGGATATGACAATCAAGGGTGCTCATCCTAACGAGATTGCTCGTGCAGTTAAGCATTCCATGGTTGTTATCGACGCAGAAAAGCACAACCTTGATTATAAGGCATCTGCTATTGACCAGGATATAAAAGAGTTGAAAAAGAAATATCAAGGTGGAGCTGCCAAGGGCGCCTCAACCCTTATTTCTAGATCGACTTCTGACATCCGCATCGAAAAGCAGAAGCCTAGGTCCGCTAAAGAAGGTGGACCTATTGATCGTGAGACAGGCGAGCTTAAATTCGTTCGAGATTCCAAGAAAGAGTATGTCAATGCTGAGGGCGTCACTGTCATGCCTCGTCAGCTCACTACTAAGGGTGCAGTTACTAACGATGCCCATACCCTAGTGTCTGACAATGGCGGTACTGTAATTGAACGCATCTATGCGGATCATGCTAATGGCCTTAAGGCCCTAGCTAATGAGGCACGTAAAGAATTGTTCAACATCAAGGACATCCCTCAGAACAAGTCGGCTAAAGAGACCTATAAGACCGAGATCGCGTCCCTTAATGCCAAGCTTAACATGGCTGAAAAGAACGCCCCCAAGGAAAGACAGGCCCAGTTGTTAGCCGGGGCCATTGTAAAGGCCAAGCTAGAATCAAACCCCGGCCTTGAAAAAACGGACCTTAAAAAGATCAACGGTCTGGCCCTCACCGAGGCACGCATTAGGGTAGGCGCACAGAAAGCTAAGATTGAGATCACCGATGAAGAATGGAACGCCATACAATCAGGTGGCATCTCGGCTAGCAAGCTAGCTAAGATCATTGACAATGCTAAGATAGAAGATGTTAGAGCTAGGGCCACACCTAGAACTAAGCCCTCCATCTCAAGTTCTAACCTGGCCCTCGCAGAAAGCATGATGGCCCAAGGTTACACTGTAGCGCAGATTAGTGATCGTCTTGGCATCAGTACTACTACACTATACAATGCTCTTGATCAGTGAAAGGAGAAGTACTAATGGTCATGGATAGTAATGATGATTCACAACAGATCATGTTAACAACTATTGACAATCCGTATGATCCTTTCACTCAGTATGATGAATGGTACGCTCTTGATGAGGCTCGTGGCTATCATAGCACCGGCCTCCTCGCGAGGTATGTGGTTTCATCTGATGAACTCTCTGAGTTGGATCAAGAGAATGCTGTTTCTGATGCAATTCAAGAAATTATTCAAGACAATCCTTTTGGAATGTATGTAAAAGCATACAGGAAAAACGAAGTTTTGAAAGAGTGATTGCATAGGGGAGGGGGGGTCTCGCGAATCGACCCCCCCTTCTGCAT